CATCTGAGACCATTAAAAGAGGCGTCAGAGGCAGAAAACGTTGCTTAACGTGAGTTTTCGTTCCACTGAGCGTCAGACCCCTGTAAGAAAGCACAGCCTATGTGTAGCTGCTGCATAGGCAATTTCTATATACTCGCTCATTACTTACTCCATTTACTTATAGTTCTACGGAGAAGTATACCCTAATGCATTGACGTTTATAGATAATTTCCTTTTCCTGTTAATACTCCCTTAGGCACCTGTTTTTGTGCCAGCGTTTGGGTTCCGCGAATTATGTTAATCAGAGGGCTTAGTAACGATGGTTCCTGGCGTGCCTCAACTTCTCCAGCCATTGCCCTGATGTAGTCTGCGCTGGCAACGTTGTTGTATTCCGTCGCAAAGCAACATAGTAACGTCAGAACATGCTCTGTCGTTATTTCGCTCCAGTTGATGTTGAAAAATTCATCGCCTTTTTTGTCGTGTTCGGAATCGAAGATGCTTTGGTGGAGGATGTATTTGCCGGATTCTTTGCGCGGTAACTTGATCGCTTTCTGGCGTTCCAATTCCTTGTAAATCTGCATTGCTTCAATCAGTACCGGCCTGCCGTTCATAAAGGGATCTCGCAACCTTACACGCTGGCCAACTCGACCAGTAATAAAGCTGTTTTCCTCTTCCACCAGCACGATAAAACCCTTTTCCTCTTTTTCTCGCAATTCGCGCAGCAGCTGGAGTTCCATGTCGCGGCGGCGTTCAGGGTAGCTGGTCCGCTCAGCCATTATCAGCTCATTGTTGATCCATGCAGCAGTCATTGACGCCGGTTTGCCGACGCTCATTGAAACAACGCATATTTTCTTATCCATAGCGCCCCACAAAAAAGAAAAGCCACCAGCGGCGGCTTAGCAATACAACTGAAGGTAGCGCCCGGTACTCAGACTGTGCCGTCCATGGAATATTTGAAAAGGGATCCATCCGTACCGGGCGTGTGATGATTCTGACTGAAGTCACTTGTCAGTTGTCAATTATTTCAGATTAAAAATAATATATTTATTAGTGCATGATGTTTGCCATCTCATAGGCGTCAGCCAGCAACTCCATCTCTGACTTGTTCAGCAAGGTGAATTCTTTCTTGCCTCCAACCACACCATCGGCATGAACAGGGACCAGCCAAGGGTATTTTTCTCTTACTTCAGCCGGTGCTGCATGCTGGTGGTGCCATCTGCAAAGGGGCAATTGCTTTTTGTGACAACCCGGCGCGGTACGACCGGAGATATGGTGCAGAGACACCTCTTCAGATATTACTCCATGCATGTAGCAGGCAATGCAGGGGAGAGCGCCAAGAGCATTGGCGATGCGCCGTTCCTCCGCCGTTGGTGTTCTCCCCTTCAAGCCACGAGATTTTATTTTTACCGCGCTTTTCCGCGTTTTGCTGGCTGGTGGGCGCTCTTTCTGTTTAGCGATACGGCGGTCGATAGTATCCCGCATTTTCTGATATTGCGATTCTCGCCAGGCGGGGTCAGCCAACTTTTCCCGTTGCCGAGCGATCGCTCGTTCTCTGGCTGCCTTCTGCCACTCGCGGCGCTGTTCAATTTTTTGTTCGATTGTTTTCATATGGCAAAAAAAAGGCGGCCTAATGGCCGCCAATGATGTCAAGGAGTGAAGTAATGGCAACGTCTTCGTAGTTGACAAAAACTGCGGCTCAATTATAACAATCAATTAGAGCAATGGTAGATATTTTGTTTATCGCGAATCACATTTTTTCACTTCAGTACCTGTGTGCTATACTCCTTCTTGATTGATTGGATGCGGAATACAACCCCGCTCTTTTGTGCAGCCTGGCTCCTTGCCAGGCTTTTTTTTATTTCATCATGGAAGCTGTTAACGCTTTGGACCTTGCTGAACTGATTGAAAGGACATTGTTAACCTTACCCAAGAGTTCGCCAAACTCAGACATCACTTTAGCAAAACCGCGCCGTGCTTCTTCCTCGGTGGCATTCATCACGAAATGTTCAGCACTACGCATACTTTTGACAGGAAACGCAACGGATATTGAGTCAATATCAGGCATTCTATCGTTCAGCTTTACAGTGACAATGACGGCTGGCGACTGAATATTGGTGCTTACAGACAGCACTACATATTTTCCGTCGATGTTGAAATCCTTCCTCACATGTCACCATAAATATCAAAGAATTAGAGCAATCATTTACGCGTTAATGGCTAATCGCCATCTTCCAGCAGGCGCACCATTGCCCCTGTTTCACTATCCAGGTTACGGATATAGTTCATGACAATATTTACATTGGTCCAGCCACCAGCTTGCATGATCTCCGGTATTGAAACTCCAGCGCGGGCCATATCTCGCGCGGCTCCGACACGGGCACTGTGTCCAGACCAGGCCAGGTATCTCTGACCAGAGTCATCCTTAGCGCCGTAAATCAATCGATGAGTTGCTTCAAAAATCCCTTCCAGGGCGCGAGTTGATAGCTGGCTGGTGGCAGATGGCGCGGCAACACCATTTTTTCTGACCCGGCAAAACAGGTAGTTATTCGGATCATCAGCTACACCAGAGACGGAAATCCATCGCTCGACCAGTTTAGTTACCCCCAGGCTAAGTGCCTTCTCTACACCTGCGGTGCTAACCAGCGTTTTCGTTCTGCCAATATGGATTAACATTCTCCCACCGTCAGTACGTGAGATATCTTTAACCCTGATCCTGGCAATTTCGGCTATACGTAACAGGGTGTTATAAGCAATCCCCAGAAATGCCAGATTACGTATATCCTGGCAGCGCTCACTATTTTCCATGAGTGAACGAACCAGGTCGAAATCAGTGCGTTCGAACGCCAGCGCCTGTTTTGCACGCTCACCGGCATCAACGTTTTCTTTTCGGATCCGTCGCATGACCAGTGAAACAGCATTGCTGTCACTTGGTCGTGGCAGCCCGGACCGACGATGAAGCATGTTTAGCTGGCCCAAATGTTGCTGGATAGTTTTTACTGCCAGACCACGCGCCTGAAGATATAGAAGGTAATCGCGAACATCTTCAGGTTCTGCGGGAAACCATTTCCGGTTATTCAACTTGCACCATGCCGCCCACGACCGGCAAACGGACAGAAGCATTTTCCAGGTATGCTCAGAAAACGCCTGGCGATCCCTGAACATGTCCATCAGGTTCTTGCGAACCTCATCACTCGTTGCATCGACCGGTAATGCAGGCAAATTTTGGTGTACGGTCAGTAAATTGGACATTTAACACTCAGATAATGGTTTTAAGTAAAGTGTACAGGATCGGCTCTGCCTTTACCTGTTTATGGTTCTCGTCATAGAAACGCCAGCGACCGCGCGTGCGTTCTATTTTCTCTTCACCGCGCGATAATGACAGTTGACAACTATCACGATCAAACCCTTTTGCCCGCCAGTAACCACGGTTTTTCTCAAGCTCAATATGAGTGGACACTTTAGCAGCTGAATATCCCATTTTTCACCTCTGATTGATTGGTGGTGCTAAGTGCGCTACGCGAAATCTGGAGCACTAACACTGCCAACATTTCGCAGATTTTACGTAGCGCAACCTTGATCAAATGATCAAGTGATCACTATTTGACCTGATAAGGTATTGAACTGTATGGATTTACAGGTAAATTGATCATGTTCAATAACCCTTAAGATAACTTCGTATAATGTATGCTATACGAAGTTATTAGGTCCGAAGAGGAGTTTACGTCCAGCTGCGCATAAAAATCAAGAATTATTAGAGCAATAAATTTTGAGAGAAAAATCCCACTCCACCAGCCAAAAACTGGATTGTTTTTCATAGTTGTTTGACAATTGCTCTAATAAATTATAGTTTTGCCGCCGTTTCGTAATACGACTTTGGATTCACTATTTAATGTGTCTTCAGCGTTGTAGAGCGGCTCAGAAGGAAATGAGCAAACAGGGAAACCTTATACAACGGCATTACAGCTATGCATTGCTCATCTTACACACAGCGCAATGTTGTTAGATTACCCCAGCATGGATCATGGGTGAAACAGTAGGTCAGAGCTTCAGGCTCTGTGTTGTCAATACAGTGAGGCATAATTATGGCTTTCATTCCACCAACCATCGACGACGTTAGACATTGCTCTAACGCTTTATCTGTAGACCCCGCCGAAACCGACGCTGCCCGCGCCATTGCTGAACACTACTCAAAGATATCCAATCAGGAGTACCGCATCACCCAAGACGACCTGGATGATCTCACTGACACAATCGAATATCTCATGGCCACTAACCAGCCAGACTCACAATAAATGCACTAATAAATCTATTATTTTCGTTGGATCCTTCTATAATGGTGGCCAACAACTCCCAGTGTAATCCGCTGTGAGTTGTTGGCCATGTCAATTCTGGAGGAGGATCAATGATAAATTATGTCTACGGCGAACAACTGTACCAGGAGTTCGTCAGCTTCAGGGATCTCTTTCTAAAAAAAGCTGTTGCACGCGCCCAACACGTTGATGCCGCCAGCGACGGTCGTCCTGTTCGCCCGGTTGTCGTTCTGCCGTTCAAAGAAACGGACAGCATTCAGGCTGAAATTGATAAATGGACTTTAATGGCGCGGGAACTGGAACAGTACCCAGACCTCAATATCCCAAAGACTATTTTATATCCAGTGCCTAACATCCTTCGCGGTGTGCGTAAGGTTACAACTTATCAGACAGAAGCTGTGAACAGCGTCAACATGACCGCTGGCCGCATTATTCATCTGATTGATAAGGACATTCGCATCCAGAAAAGCGCGGGGATCAATGAGCACAGTGCGAAATACATAGAGAACCTGGAAGCAACAAAAGAGCTAATGAAGCAGTACCCGGAGGATGAAAAATTCCGTATGCGTGTACACGGCTTTAGCGAAACAATGCTGCGCGTCCATTACATTTCCAGTAGCCCTAACTACAATGATGGTAAATCAGTTAGTTACCATGTGCCGCTGTGTGGTGTGTTTATCTGCGATGAAACTCTCCGTGATGGAATCATCATCAACGGTGAATTCGAGAAAGCAAAATTTAGCCTTTATGACTCTATAGAACCGATCATCTGCGACCGCTGGCCGCAGGCAAAAATATATCGCCTGGCAGATATTGAAAATGTAAAAAAACAAATTGCCATCACTCGCGAAGAGAAAAAGGTCAAATCAGCCGCATCAGTTACGCGCAGCCGTAAAACTAAGAAAGGGCAGCCAGTAAACGACAACCCCGAAAGCGCGCAATAGTTTCCATCCGGCATGGTCAATGAGTTATTCATTAAGCCATGCCAGAGCTTCATCAACCTGCGCTTCGTCTTCGACGCTAAGCACTTCATCCTGGGGAACATAATCCGCCAGCATAGCGAAACAATATGTATCCCAATGGTCTGGTGAGTGCAGGTTGAGTTTTTTCTTCATATCCTCCTTACTCATCACCTTCCATTGACCTGCGGAGTTAATCCCTACAGGGATTTTCGACGCTTCCTCAATAGTTTCATTACCCTTATCCAGTCTCATACGACCAGATTTTACGGCCTCTGCGGCTTGAACGTTGGCATAAGCACGTTTATCAAAGTACAGGCTCTTATCTTCACGGCTATGCATCTTTTTACCCCAGCGTATACGCTGTACGGTAATACCATAATACTCGTACATCAGATCCGCCGTTGCTTTACCCAGCCCATCGCCGTCTATCGCTATGGTGATATTTGGGAATCGCTCAGGATTACATTCTGCGAAAATTTTGGCGGCAAGCTGCGTTTCTGTAACGTCTGTGTATTCCAGCATTCGATAGTTGATTACACGGCGTTTATTTCTCTGGCCGGACACCATCATGATATTGATAACGGACTTATCCCGTCCCGTACCACCAGCAACGTCCACACATGCAAGCCAGCCCCATCCTTTGGCAATCTTGACTTTCCGCCGCGTCGCACGTTCAACCTCATCACGTCCAAGAAGGAAGCCATCCTGTGATTTAGGGAATAGTCCGCGTACCTTAATCATGTACATAGGGTTATCACGCCCGCCGTACTCCGCCAGCTTCATTTTGATAAATGCTGGCGTTACCAGCGGTGATTCCTCACTGTTAAGCGTGATCGCCGTATAAACGCCATCAGGGTTACCAAGACGCTTGGCCAGTTTATGGTGAGTATCGTAGAAATAGCCGCTTGGGCGTGTAGGCTGTGACAGTAATAAGATGCGGTTATCCTGTCCGGTAAGAGCACCGGTGATGATACCGAAAGCTCTATCACTGACACCGGAGGCTTCATCGATAATATACAGAAGATGATCTGCGTGTTCACCGGCGAGAGCTTCTTCACTTCCCAGACGAAAGCCCTTCGGTACTACAGTCCATACACCTTTACCAGTAACCTCATAGAAAGCGGTTTCTGTCAGAACAAAATAATCAGCAAGCCATGGAAAACGGCTGGTGGCAGTAGCCCAGTTTATCTTGATGTACTTGAATATACCGGTCATTACCTGCTGAATTTTGTTCGCAACGATAATGGCGCGGGCACCGGGATACATGATTATGAACAACATGATCATGATAGAAGTCATGTCTGATTTCCCGGTACCGTGACCAGACGAAACAGATGTCTTGCTACCCTGTTCCTGCACAGACTCAATAATCAGATCCTGCTGCCAGGTAGGTGTTTTGCCGAACAAAACATCAGCGGCAGCAATCCAGTCATAACGATATAGCGCCACCAGCTCGCGCCAACGTGGATCCGTTACGCAACTTCTGGCCATTAATCATCATCCCCGTATAGCTTGCGGGTAACTTCTTCGTCTTCCTCCTCGTCTTCGTCCAGGTCTTGTTCCAGCCATGGGTCGTTTGATACACCTTCAGTATCAACATCTCCATAACCGCCTGTATCAACGATATCGGCGATTTCTTCCCTACGCTGCTCAATCCACAATGCGGCATCGGCGCGGCGGTTGGCGGCCCGTTCTCGCGCAACTTTGTCCAGATCTTCAAGAGAAGGGCCACCGACGGCTGTTTGCCTTTCCTCATCATCGGTATTGGTCTTAGGAGCACGCAGATCGGCTTTGATTTGCTCCAGCATCAGGGGCGGTACTTTCCCTCCATGCGCCTCGATGAATTCAGCTGCCTCCAGCACTGACCAGTTGTTTTCACGCTTTCGTTCGTATGCCAGCTTAACAATGCCAGCTTGCCCCATAGACAAAGCGTGCTTTTCCGCCTCCCGGCTTTCTTTTCGATAGTTATTCCGGATGCTGTAAATGGTGTTGATCAGGCTGCTTATCTGCGCGGAACAGCTGTTTAGCATGCTCGCGATACGGTATTCAGGCGGAGTTCCTTCATCATCGTCTTTTTGCTGATCGCGCATTTCCTGAACCAAGCGAATACACGTATCCCTGGCGTTCTCCAGCATAAGGAGATGAGAGAGAGACTTTTCCAGAAGAGTGGTTTCCAGAACATCAGCCCCGGACCGACGCAACATAGCGCGCGCGGCCTTCCGCGCTTCAACGTTATCTATCAGGTAATCGCCAGCTTCGAATTCAAAGCGTTCACCATCATCATCCAGGGTGTCGCGTTCCAGGCGATCACGTAAGGTCCGGTGGGCGCGGGTGATCACGTCATGATCATCAGAACGATCATTTATGCGCTTATTCTGGCGCTTCGCGTTCTCGACTGCGGCACTGACAACAGCATTAACTCTTTGTTTTTCAGCCATTTCAGCCACAATGTGATCACCTGCACGTTGATCATTAGCGTGATCAATGATCATGCTTTTTAGTGGTTTTCTGACAGGCTTATTTGGCTTACGGCTGTCCGCTGTTCCGGTGTCTTCTTTGAATGCACGGAGATAACGACGTGCGGTGTTTGGGTTGAGATTAAACTCGGCGGCATATTGTGCGATGGTGTAACCACCATCTCGCGCCAGGCGAGCAAAATTCTTCTTGTGATCGTCCCAGGTCACTTATGCTTCCTTTCGTATAAAACTCTTTTTGACGCGAGGGTAACGAAAGTCACATGTCAAAAGGCCCGGAACGGGCAAGCAATCAATCAGATACGTGCGGATGTGGCATTACCGTAATGACGGTGCTGACGGACCACCTTATTGAAAAGTTGACGCGCCATCACCCAAGGCTGGTGCTCCCGGCGTTCCTTTTCGTCCTGCGTCATATAGAGTTCGTTCTGGAGTTTTTCATCAAACCGGCGCGGAGCGCGGCTGCGGCGAAAGAATTCAGGATTCAGAGAGTGGATCTGAAATCTACGTGGGCGTGTACTGTCATCAATCAAAACAGACGAATACTTAGACACAGCGATAGCCTTTAAGCGCAGATAAACATCGCGCTTATCGACATCCAGATGCGGGTATTCCTTTTCAAGAATTGCTGCGAGTTCTTTCGCTGATAGAAGAGATTTAGTGCGGATCATGTAATCCGCAATCTCGTACGATGTTATTCGTGAGTGATTTATTTCCATGAAGTGGCGTCCCTGCCAGTTAAGTAACATCCTGTCACCTACTGATTAGCCCATGTCAACTAATCAACGTCGAATATAATACCCTCGATTAAAGAAATAGCAATACATTAGAGCAATTTTATCTAACGCTCGACGAGTGACTTGTGATAGCGCCGACTCCAAGCGCGTAATCAAAGAACAATCGTTGATGCATCGCCAGCCTACCGTGCGTCTTCTCCCAATTATCGCGGTCACGCTCAATATCACACTGGCATGACTGGCACAGAGGAATAGCATAAATGTCATGCGCGCATAATCGACTATGACGAACGATATAAGGCGTAATGTGAGCGCCAGCTCCCGCAGCTCCACAGCCACAGCATGGACGGGAAGCCACAAAGTCCATGTACTCGGGCAATTTTAGCGATTGAAGTTTTGGTATTTTGAAATGCGCCATACCTGGGTCGGAGTCAACATCCACAGGGCATACTTTTGCACGCATCGGCGCGGCGCGTTCTTCCATCATCTGAACATATGCTGTAGCGCGATCGTCATACGGGCGAATATCCGCCTCTTTCAGAGGTCCGCTATCCTGCGGAGTAGCCTTCATCTTATTTATTGATATGCGGCAGACTTCTTCCGGCATCAGGTGCATCATGTTGCGCATGAAAGCCCACCAGCACAGCTCCTGAATACTTAAATCATGGCTATTTGAAAGGCCCATTTCCTGACGGGCGACATCCAGTATCCAGTTAACGCGATTATTGTGCAGCGTTTCTTTCAGCTCATTAAAACCACGCATCCGGTAATGGTTATCGTGATGCCAGCACAACAACACCGCGCTATTGTCTCGTTCTGCGTGGACAATATGGTTGTCACACCAGCTACGATCTGCGGCCTGGCATTGCCCCTCTTTCCTGCGCAACCACGCCACCAGCGAGTCAATTCCACCAATACGGCGAAACAGTTCATCGCTGTTAAAAAACGGCTGCAACGCCTCATTTGTTGCCATGGTTTGCTCGGTAACAACGAGGCCGTCTTCCATGTGCTCGATTAACTCACGCGGCACCGGCTCCATAATAAATTTACGGCCAGCCTCCACCAGCTTTCTGACTTCCTGATCCACTTTGAATGTGGCGACGCCAAGCTCTTTTTGTACAAAGGGAGTAATTATGGCTTTCACATCACACCTTTAATCACTGATTGGGCTTTATCTGCTGCCCGGCATTCTCTGTTTAAGCACAACCATTTCCTGACGGCATAACACAGCAATAGCGGTCCTGACTCCAATTTGCTTACCAACCAGGTATTGCTTTACCTTGCGGCGGCTCACGCCATCAAGAAGCATCTTTAACGCTTCACGGGACAACTTGTTGTATTTACGTGCCATTAATCTACTCCGCAGAACCATACAATCTACGTAACGTGTCGGCGACAGAAGATACAGATATCTCGCCAGTCGCAGCGCCTACAGTAAGGTCTGCCAGTTCAGGTGAATCAAATACCTGCACCCCGTTACGGCGTAGAAATAGCAGCGCACTGTTTAGCGCGGTACGCTTATTGGCATCATTGAATATATGCCCTCTCGCTGTAGCCACCAGGTAGGTGGCGGAGACTTCGAAAAGGTCGGTGATCTCTTCGTAGGCAACTCTGGCCTGAACTCTCCCGATAATGGCCTCTGCCCTACCCGGATCAGACATTCCCGGCAGGCCGCCGTAGCGGCTTATATTCGCATCATGAAGCGCAACAAGTTCTTCCGGTGATATATGTCTCATTATCGGTTAACCAGTTCCTTGTTGGTGGAGTCCAGGGTGTCAAACAGGGATGCAAATTCAGCATCCAGCGCCGCTTTTTTGTAGGCTTCGAAAGTAGCCTTGCTGACAATTACTGCTGGCTCACGGCCTCTGCGGGTGATTTCAACCTCTTCCCCGGCTTCAACATTGTTGAGCACTTCAGAAAGGTTGCCACGCGCGGTACGGAAGTTAATGGATTGCATAAACACCTCGTGTACTCGTTATGTGTACACAATTATAAACTTCACAGGCATAAAGCACCAGCACTTTGCAGCTTAAATAACCGGACAATCATCAAATTCCCCACTTCGGGCATCATTGATGACATGAGTGATCACACCAAAAACAGCATTACTGCCCGTGTATCCATCGTCATCTACTGGTAACGCCTCTTTCTTCCCGGTGCTTAAGTCCTCCAGGTGCTGGCGCGGATACTTCCTGTATCTCTTTATGCGATATTCACCCTCCATAGCGCACACAAGCAGAGAACCATCAACCGGAGTAAGCGAGGAATCAACCACCAGCAAAGCACCCTGCAATATTCCCTCACGGTGATGGCTATCAGCTGCCCGCATGAAGTAGGTCGCTGAAGGATGTCTAATTATCTGCTGATCAAGAGAAATTCGGCTTTCAACATAATCCGCCGCAGGAGAAGGGAAGCCCATAGCGTTTTACCTCAATGATACTGTTTATTCATACAGTATACATTGAAAAGGCATAGTTTGTGAAAGCGGGGTTTGTAGGCGCGCCACGCTGGGGGCTAATCACATTTCTCCCCCATCTTGCCGTTATTTTTTTGGTGCATCCTCGTTCTGATACACCGGATCGCTCCCTTTTGGCAACTGGAGGCTTAACTGCCGGTAGTGCCGTAGCCGTTCCATGAAATAGGCGCGCAGGTTTTCCGGTTGCTCACGGGCCACCTGCTCTGCAATCACAGGTATATTCAGCCGTTCTTTGTAAGCAACGCCGCTGGCGGCAAGGTCTACGTTCACCTTGTCTCGCTCTTCCTGGCTTTTAGCTGCTATATTTCGATCTGACACAAGAAACCTCCAGGAGTTAGTGGATCAGGCACATGCACAATAACGTTCTCAATGTTAGCCGTTCAATTCAGACAATCAGAGACTGCACCAGTGTGGTGGCATCAATCCCATTGCGAAACAGCATAGACGAACTGCAAATTCGTGTATTGAATCCGAATCAGGCTAATAAGCAATTGCGCTTTATTTTGACGCTGAAAAGTGAAACAGAGGGGATAAAGCACAGCGTAAAAGTGTTTTCTGAGGCCATTCTGCTTAATGGGAAGCTCCGGCATCTGGTAAGGCCAGAACGTCAATATCCTGACGTCCTGGCGCGTGAAAAAGACCTTCTTTCTGAAGTTCAGGATAGGGTGATCGATTTCGTCAAATGCTATCCCCTGCATTGAGGGCAGGTGTTCCCTTCCGCAAAGTAGGGAAAATTGCTATCAAGTTCATCACACCATCTGCGATGGTCGTAGCACCAAAACGCCTCCCACGGTGCACGGAAATACTTCATCCACCAGGACACTCGATCAGGTATATCTGCTGGTGGCAGTTCTTCTGGCAATAATTTGCCTGATAATTCCCTTTCCGCCCGCGACAGCATTTTTTTGAGGCTCGCGTTCTCTTTTTCAAGCTCATCTACGCGCACCTGTAATTCAGCTTTCGTTGGCATGGTCCACCTCATGCTTTTCAGCCACCAGCGGCAATAAAGCCCTGGCCATCTTATGAACCAATAGTGCATCAATAATGCCAAGCGTATGCCCCGGCTTAATGTTTAATGCCGCCTCAAGGCGACACCTTTCCAGACCACTTTTCTCGGCTTGTTTATGATGATCTGGTGTAATAACGTCGCCCAAAACACGGCTAATTCTTTCTCGTAATTGCTGGGTGCCAGCACACTTGATCGCTGTATCGTGGAGACGGTTAACCAGTTCGCGATAAACATGCGGCTTAATGCGGATACGTTCACCGGTGACGCCCTTTCCTGGCGCTGGCACCGAACTATCCGGAATATCCGGATAGTTGCCTGCCAGTCTACGCAACACAGCCTTAACGGCCTCAATACGGTCATCATCGCAACTTTCCGCCGTATCTATGCGGTCGAGCATGATGATGGCGTTATCAATATCAGGATTGCCGGTCCACTCATTACCGCGATTGGATTCGGCAGCCTGGTTACCAGATGCGGGTTGATTGTCGGCCTTACCCAGCCTGTCGTCGCTGCATGAATGCCCTTCCAGCCAGGCCAATGCTTGTCGCATGAAATACGCAATATGTTTGCCGTGGTAATCGTCTTCATCGATGTGAAAAGCGATACTGCGGATGTATTCAATTGCGTTTTCGATGGCCTCTAACGCTATCGGCGCTGGCGGAGTGGTATATAATTTTCGACATTTGTATATCCAACCGGCATGGTCAGGCGTGTCTGTAAAGCGCAAATCGTCTTCGTAGCACTCACGACTTCGTTCTTTCCATTCCGTCCACGGAACACCGCTATTCCAAGTGGGGCGAGTGCAGGACTGATACAGAACAGGCTCTGCTTCCAGCGATGCCAGAGCAATTCGTGCCAGTTCTTCCGCTTCTTCTGCTGGCAGTACAACGTTGCTACCAGGTCCGTATGTTTCGCGCCACTGCTTGATTGTCAGCAGTCGCTCTTTAGTAATAGTGGTCATGTGTTAGTCCTCTGTAGCAGGTGATACGCCGTAGTTGCATTCTTCATAGAATATGTCTCTGCCTATTTCTTCGGCATCCTCTGGCGTGTCTGCTTCAAACTCAACAACCTTGCAATCATTAAATCCTTCGATAGTCACGATGTACTTAGCCATATCACTCTCCTTTGATGCGAATGTCAGCGGCACGGGAATCATTCCATCGCTTTACTTCTTCACGAATTACGTCAATGCATTCTTTCGAATCCATTAGGTAATCTTCATCAAAAAGCCTTTCCTGTTCGTTTTCTATCGCAACAATGATTGCTTCAACTAACTTTTGTGCCTGAGAACCACTTTCTAACTCTGCAATGCGCTTCTCTGCGGCTTCCAGCTTCTCGCGCATATCGTCAACGTACTCGACCAGAGATCCGCCAGCAGGAATTTCGCACTCCTCGACCAGTTGGAAGTAGATATCAGCTGCGGCCCGTGTGTTGCTATGCCTAGCGTCGCCCATCTCACCTTCACGAAGAGCATCGCGTTCGGCGGTAAGATTGGCTATTTTGCTGTCTTTGCCTTCCAGCTCAACGCGCAGCTTCCCAACCGTAAGCGCAATATCCTCGTTCTCCTGGTCGCGGCGTTTTATGTATTGCTGGTTTCTTTCCCGTTCATCCAGTAGTGCCAGCACGGTTTCTGGTCCGGCCAGAAATTTGAAGGCGTTGAGCGCATCAATATCCACACCGTAATCTTTAAGTTCCTGTTCGCTTATCAGATCATCATCAACTGGCAACATTAACAGGCGTTCCATTGCCGGAATTGCACGTTCTGCCGCCTCACGCAGTGCCTGATAGTTAATTTTGGTCATATCACATCACCCTGAAGCCGTTGCATTTACGTAAAAAATCGCAGATATAGCCCTTCATTTTTTCGTGCCAATCTCGATCATTCCCATTGCACCAACCATCAGGTGGAGTCCAGTTTTCTATCAGAGCAGCCATTTTCTTTGCTTTCGCCGGAGTAGCTGTTGCGGTATCGCAGTAATGACGAGTGTCAACCAACGTATCCATACCATCGATATCAAGTACGCAAAACCATGTGTGATTCGGCATTTCAACAGATGGTATTTGTTGCCCGCGTCGACGTTTATCAATAAGACATACAGTCACTGGTTGCCTCCTTTGCGAAGCTGGGCAGCAAAGTCAACTAACCACTCAGTCATTTCAACCTTCCCTACCAGGTCTGAACCAGGGTGCATACAGCAATCACTCTGCGCCGCTTTGAAATCCTTATACTCATATTCTTGGGCCACCAGATTTTTTGCAGCTTCTATAGCAGCATCCACCCCCTGCGCCCGAACTTCAGCCAGGAAAGCGTCGGTGGCTGGAATTTGCGGCATCCCTCCGTCTGTTGCGCAGATATACGCATCAGATATTTCATCCTGCTGGCCATCAAACACGTAGCAACAGCCCCTGATAAACAGCTTCATTGAGGCATTCTCCACTGCCAGCGCCGTGCGATTACCATCCAGCTCTGCAATGCGCTGTTTTGCGGCCTCCAGTTCAATCGACAATTTTTCCAACTGCTCTTGATGCTTCTTGTATTCCTGATATGCGTGCCAAGACTGACCTTTGCGCACACTATCAGTGATATCAGTAATCTGTTCTGGTGTTAGCGTGGTCAGTGGCTGTGATGGGAAAATAAGCACTTTCCCGGAATCCCAATCAAAACCAGCGTGAATTGACTGAACCTCAACTGAAGGTGTTGAACCAATGCTGCCAGGCGAATGAACAACGATTGTTACATCCATATCGCGACGATGGCTGTGGTTGTTGGACAAAATACGATTCACCAACTCAGAAAATTTGGAAAATTTCATGCTGATTCCCCTTTCTCTGCTCTCTCCTGTCGGAACATCACTATCATCAGGTCGCCTTTTGTCGCTATCCTGGCTGTTGTACCTGGTTCAATGCGGCTAAGCTCAAATGCGTCATAGAACGCTTCTAATGCCTTCTGGCGTAGTTCCTGTTTGCGCCGTTTTTTCCACTGTTTTAGGAAAATGGAACCCAGCCATCGCCATGTACGGGACATGATGTAAAGCCAACCGAGAAGTGCCAGACCGGTATTTAGGAGCGTATCGATCGTTATTGTCGTGTCGATATTCACTGGCTGCTTCCTTTGCGAATCTGTTCCGCCCATTCTTCAAGGGATTTCTCCGCATATTCACCAGACAGGCCATCAATCGGATGCGCTTCATTAGCCAACTCTTCTTTCGCTGACAAAATCATGCGTGTAACGTCGAAAACTTCACGCAAAGACTTATTGATAAATCCGTGATTGAACGCAGCAGCAAGACGGCTGGCGGTATAGTTAATCCCCTCGTTGCGTGCTTCCGCACGAATTTCAGCCAGAAAAGCATCGGTAGCTGGAGTTTCGCTGTGGTGCAGGGCATCGTTGATAATCATTGCAGCAACTCCGGCCTGCCCTGCATCCGTGACCGACACATGCTCAAGAGTTACGGCCATTGCGTGTTTCAGCCCGGCGTTCTCTGCCACCAGCGCCGCGAGATTAGTCTCAAGCTCTGCAATTCGACACATAGCATCAATATTTGTGTCCTCCAGGCACTTAATTTCACCAAGCAGCTCCAGTGCAACCTTTGGGTTGAACGCGGCAACATGACGAGCGTTGTTCTCTGCATTTTTCTGTCCATCAAAGCCGGTCCATTTGATAACGTCTTCACATCGTTCATCACCGGGCGTGTGCACCGCATAAGTACCAGTATCCGTCGAAATAAATGCGACCCATTCGTCTGGTGTTGCCTTTTCTGCCGCCTCACGCAGTACCTGATAGTTAATTGTCATCCTCGCCATCCTTCACAGTTGTAATCACTACAGCCTTCAAAATCATATGGGCTGTACTGCCAGGTTATTTTTCCGCAATGCGGACAATTCCAACGCACCTTCCCGCTTCGCGACTTCTTTCTTCTGTTCTGCTCTTCCAACCAGTCAGGCATGACCAAACCTGCGCCCTGAACCATTGTTCTGCGGTTAAAGTTATTGATATTGAACGTCCGACGCTTTGCTGCATCAGCAATGGAAAATGGCAACCAAACTATTCCTGGTTCGTTTTTGTTGGCGACGCTAAAGATGGTCGCTTTACTGAAGTCATCTGTTGGCAATCCACCGTGTTGAAGCCAGTAAACATCGTTGCCGTTCCAGCTACCTTTTTTGTAGGCCACATACGCAGTGCAATCTGACTCAATCAGGCTTTCTGTAGGGATGTACTGGCAATCAACGTGCCACACAGCCATTGCATCCACGCTATCAGCGCAAACAGGCTGATCGATATCTCGACCACAATTCCAGGCTTTTTGGGCTTCTTCCTGCGTGTAAACATGTGCTCGATCGATATCAGAACTGTAACCATTGCCGTTATGGCAATGGAATGAGGCGTTATTACCCACAGTTTCACGCAAGCACATCATGTAAAAACGGTTACTCACTGGTTGCCTCCTTGGCGGAGTTGCGCTGCGATGCACGAAAAAAAAGACTCCCGAGTGTGACAGTTAAGAGCTGGTGCGAACGCCGCGTTAAGAACGGCGGAATCACAGCCGTCATCAATATAGAGCGCAATTTTTTTCTCCAGGCGCGCTTTGGCTTCCTGCAACTGCATACCCCGGCACGCACGCGGGATATAATCAGCAATTTGAGCGATAGCTTTTTCGTTCTGTTTAAACATGCTTCACCTCGATAGGCTTGATGGTGTCTAACAGCAGTCGGCGGCGCGTATTTTCTGCAAAATGGCGGCGTCCAGTTTCTTTGTGGTAAAACTCGTTTTTGCCAACGACCCACATCCGCTCTGTTTGGTGCAGTTTTTTTACCTTCGGGCCATCTTTGGTGATCACGGTACCGGTATGGGTTTTTACGATTGTCATTCCACTACCTCTTCGAATTTCAACTCCAATTGGTCACCCCAGATTTCACATGATTCGGAACACGAACCAGTATCAAACCGCTTGGCCAGCACCATCGCCTGATACAAATTTCTGTAGTCACTGTCGGCATACATTCTGGCAATCCCGTCAAGCGTCAGGTGGCCACGGTACATAACGTCTTTACCTGTTCTGCGATGACCATCCCTGACGTGTTTGCCTGTAACCAGTTCATTAAAAACCCGCATCAGACCTGGTTCGTCTTTACATGCAAGCCCCAGCTTTTGCGTTGACTTTTTGATGCAAAAAACACAGTTCCCGAGGTGCTCCGGGATTTGCAAATCAAAAGGTTGTTTTCGCCACCACCGGATAACACCCGACTTATCAAAATCTGACAGTTCGGCAAGATACCGGACGCCCGGTTTCGGTTTCAGCCTACGGGGTTCGTCCGCACGAATACCGAGCCATGTGATGTAATTCCCTCGCCCAAAATGGTCATCGCAATATTTCGTGAAAGGGGTGAGTTTTAGCCTGTCGGTACAGAACGCGCCGCCGATGTATGGCGTACCGTACTTTTTAACCATGTCCATAAACGGTTTAAGCACCGGCATTCGCGTCTGAATATCCTTTGGTTCCCATTCCGTATAACCATTTGGCTGCCCAAGTTCTGGATTTATATCGACCTGCAACACCGTTAGCGGTACGTTCCAGAACTTCACAACCTCACGAATAAAGCGATACGTCAGAGGATGTTCACAGCCGGTATCCATAAAAATGAAATGGACGCTAGCGCCAGCTTTTCGCTGTGCTTCCATCAGATGAACGAGATAAGCCGATGTTCGTCCACCTGAAAAGCTGACGACTTGATGCATACTCACGGTTTATTCCTGAATGCGCTTAAACTCGATTACCCACACCCAGGGATTAGCGTTCCAGCTTTCTTCACCATAGATGGATTCCCACAGGCGCTGGAACGCAACCTTGGCCATTGCGAAATCCCCCTTGGGAGTAAGGAATGTTCCCGGGTGATCAGGAAGCAAACTTCCAGCAGGCGGAACGCCCTCAGCCCTTGCATCGCATTCGCTGATATCGTTCAACCGTTCAACGCGCACGTTGGTAATTTCCAACAGAATGCGTGATGCCCATCGCGGCATGTGAATTGATGGACGCCACCCACCATCAAACTTTTCATTCACAGTGTGAGGTTTCCAGTCGGCATCATCGGGTATCGACCATAAGCCGTAATCACCAGGTTTTTGCTCGCAACTGGCCCGATAAATCCTTGCTGCGTTCTTCTCATCGCCACGACAAAGGTTGTCGTTCCAGTCCACACTGCAACCATCCTCATTGCCTAATATCGCCCATGTTTCACGAACCCAAATTCGATCGCCGACGATACCAAATGGGCAATTGAAAACACTGCTTACACCATCAGCCCCGTACCACTGAAAACCTGCACCAATTTTTCTAACCATCACTGGTGCTTCTGGACCAACTTCCGCAGGCTGATTTTTCATTATCCGCCGCGTCTGCGTTTTCCTTCCTTCGAGGATGGCCCGGACCATCTCATCGTTGAAAATCATGCCGCGCTCTTTCACTTCGCCTTTCATGCATCCCCCTTACCCATGTGCGACGATGCCGCCAAAAGTGATAGAGAACAGCCAGAAATAGATCGCGGCCATAATGATTTTGAATGCCGTGTTCATATTTTCAGCTCCTGTGATTGATTGGATACATGCCGCGCCTTGCGGCATGTTTTTATTTTCACTTTCTCCGTTTTAAAAATCAAGATTTATTAGAGCAATTATTGTTGATGAAGAAGCGCATTTTCATACTCCCTGACCATTAACGTAAGCACGCCGTGCCTCCTGAAAACACGCGCCACTTCAATCTTATCTTCCAGCGCGAACGCGATTTTACTTAGACCAATTTTCTTAAGGAGATCAATCTTTGCTGGGCCGTCATTTCTGTCATCGGTGGCAGGACGCATAGATAGCAAAGGCTCAGCCCCGTTTGTTACGTACTTCCGCAGCCAGGCTCGTGTTTTATCCCTTGCGATCTCACAGCGCCCGGTTACAAACCAGACCGTGTAAACGTTAAATAACTGGCGCACCATATCAATAACTGGAGTGATGGGAGTATCGGTGTCACAGGCGAGATTAAACTCGTTCCAGTCCTTTGTTAATGCACCTTTACCTGGTGGCGGAAGCAAATGCAGTCTGTCTTCAGTTGCCTCTGATATTGTTCCATCAATATCAACTATGACGATATACGGACGTTCCTGGTGTGCGTGTTTATTGAAAATACTCAAATGCCCTCCTCATTGGACGAAAAAAATGCTGGTGGGCGCACTCCACCAGCATTAAAAGTGACACTGTAACTGTCAGCGAACGTAAATAGTGCCGCCGTTCTCTTTTTCCCATGCATCGCTACGTGCATAGCAAACATCGAGAAGTCTTCTTGCCGCTGTTTCCTCTAAACCCAATTCGACAACCAACTGCTCATGACGGCGGGTAACCACATCAAACAGGGTATGCAGCCCTTTAGCTGCCAGATCATCAATAAATTCCGGTTCGAACGGCAGCTCTGCATCTGCCAACATAACCTCTTGCGCCCACTCGACACGGCGGACCAGTTCCGGGCGGCGGCTTTCCATCTCTTTACAGATCAATTCATGGAAGAACTCTACCCAACCTTCCGGCTGGAACTCGCGGAAAATGGCCAGCGGCTGGAAGTTTGGCATCAACCATTCGTTGATTCGGATATCAATGGCATAGCCCATGTCGCAGCAGAACTGATAAGCAAAGTCCAGCTTAGAAACGATATAAGGACGCTCGTTATTGAACTCTTTAGGCGATGAGATCCCATAAGCCAGGAGGCGCGGGAAGAAGGAGATTTGCCCTAACGTCGGATGAAGTTTGCTTGCAGGGAAACGGCGCTCAGTAATGCCATACATTTCCTTCTTGAGCGTCGCAAATTTGGCATTCTCATTAACCAGCGCGGTAACCTCTGCTTTTTTATTAGCAAATGCCACGCGCGCTTCGCTTGCATCTTTAATAGTTTTTTTGAGCTGTTGGTTAAGGTCGGCGACCTGCTTACGCAGTTCCTGTCGCTCGCTTTTAGCTTTGTTATAGCGTTTCTCAAGGTTAAAAGGATCAAGTTTCATGATCTCTTTATATTGAGATTTTAGCGTTGAAATCTGTGAGTTCCGCAGTTCAACCATCGCGGTCATTTCATTGAGTTTTGTTTCCAGCTCAATGCTTATACGTTCGGCATTATCAGCACGCTGGTTGGCGTCATGCGTCGCATCGTCGATCGCGTCCTGTTGCTGGCGTTTCAAATGTTCAATTTGTAGCTGAAGCTCTTCAATTTCTTTACCCTTCAGACCGAGATCCAACTGCATATTTTCAGCTGCATCTACCAGGGAGTTATGGCTATCAGCTTCTGCGTTATAAACATCAATAAGCTGTGCGTGAAGCATCTCCGCTGACTGAACCGCATTATCAAAAAAACGCGCTGTGAGGTCATCACAACTAACGCGGCGTTGCGCGGCCCGGATGTTCTGGATAATGGCCGGGATACCGGCATTCAGGACGTCAGGGATAGATACATTTTCGATTGATTGGTTTTGTGCTGAAGTGATCATTTCAAAGTTCCGTATTAGCTTGTGCTTCGGTCATTTTTCCTAAGTATGAAGGAGGAAGGACTACGCAATTTGTATCCAGTCCCTCACCTATGGCAGCCTGTAAAATTCTGGCTAAGGTGAGTCTCTTGTTGCGATACCTGGTGATGACATGCCTGATACCGCCGGTCGGCGTAACAAAGGCGATCAGCCAGTAGTGATATTTCCGTCGGAATGGCCACATAGTGCACCTTGTAGATTGCTCTAATAAAAAACGTGATGAGTGTACATCACGTTTTAAAAATATGGAATTATTAGAGCAATATTATTCTGATTCTCGCTCAAAAAATGAGCTGATAAGGGGAAGCCAATCCTCTGACACTTCGCGAGGTCGCGGTTTGCCGTGGAAAAAGATTATTCGGCAGTCTTTTGGTAATGCCCCATTCCCCCTGGAGTAACGCGCGCTCGCATATTTTGAACCAGGTTCCACAACATCGGCCTTGTAACTTACAAACCATCCTGGATACAGATCCTGAAATGCTGGTGTATCATCGCCCATAACCTTTCGTAAGAACCCCTGGTCACCCCAGCACTCAGTAGTGACACAACGAGAAATCCAACCTTCCGGATCTTGCCAGAATGAACTCCAGATATGCGCTTTAACACTATTTGGTATCCACAGGGCACCGCTGCCACGATATTGTGGATGGTAAAAATCCCTAAGCATGGTGAAGCTGGTTGGTGGATGCTCTAGGATTGGGCGTATATCACCGGCAATAACCGTGTCCAAATCCAGATAGAACAGATCATCGGTTATATCCGGTCGGAACAACTCGATTTTCGCCCACCAGCCACGGCACTTTTGCCACTGGTTGATCAATGGGATAACTTTGACGCTAGGTACATGTAAACACTTCAGGTCTGTCAGGCAAATAATTTCATAGTCTTTTGGCAGTTGATTAACCAGCCACTGCACATCGGAAGCGTTATAGTCACCACCAGAGCGAAGAACTAAAGCAATCTTCATGCTGCACCATCACCTTTCACTTTCATCAATGTCAGGTTTCCGCAAAATACGGCACCAGTGTCGATATACTGCTGATTCCAGAATGTCTTCGGGCTTTTCACCGGAGTGTGACCAAAGATAAAACGATCTGCGCCCGAAATTTCGCCACCAATATCATCCATCGAATCACTGATACGCTCGCGCGCCCAGACAACGTTGAAAAGCGGCACCTCCTTACCGAATTGGTATTCATTATCCGGATAGTCGGCATGGGCTATAACGATAGTTTCTTGCCCGGTGTTCAACTCAATGATATAGGGCAGACGCTTTACCAGCTCCACCAGCGCCCTGGCTAATATTTCCTGATCAGTGTCCAGCATGAAGAACCATTGTCCGCCATTCATTAGCCAGTTATTCACGTTGCCATCAGGACTTAACGCATCGAGCATCAACCGCTCATGGTTCCCCATCACTGCCCTGAACCAGGGCATCTGCAATAGTTCCAGACATTCGACATTTTCAGTACCGCGATCGATAAGGTCGCCGACCGATATCAGTAAATCCTGCGCCGGGTCAAACTCCACACGATGGAGTTCGGACATCAGTCTGGTGTAGCAACCATGCAGATCACCAACAACCCAGACATTCCTGTATTTGGTACCGTCGATACGGTGATAAATTGTGGGTGCCATCATGTATTCTTCAGCCATTCTTTAAGAGTCATCTGCGGAATACCTCCCATTTTCCCGCATGAAACAACGTCAATCTGTTCACGCGCAGACTGGAATAACAAAGGCAGGTGACTTAGATTTTTTGGCGTGCCGCCGGAGTGAACGCGTAGTTCTTGCGTAGCGTCAACGCCCACCAGAGCTACATGTTTGAATCCGATATGGAAAGCCAGGTTCAGAGCACCATATGCACTATTGCCGCTGGCAATTTCATTCTCATCTTCGCAAAGGCCGAAATGTGCGGACCAGCGCCACGCCCACCACTCGGGAGAATTCGTATTTTTTGGCTCCATGCCGCGTTCAGCCACACGACGGAAGCACAGAACGCCATCTCTGACTTCACGTTCTTTAACATCGGGTAGTGCCATGCAATAACAAACACCACGGCGACGGCGGCCACGACCAACGCGCCGCATATTGTCTGGGGATGGATCAAGGGTGAAAAAATAAGAAGCGCGGTTAAGCCAGTCGATGGCCCCATTGACCGCTATAATCGGCACTCCGCGCGGCGCAACAAAGTTTGCGGCGCTTGGGCCACTGCCGACGATAATAACGCGATCACTGCCTCTAAATTTATTCTTGGGAAACATTGAATTGCACTGCTCCTACTTGCATTCAAAATATGTAAATCTGCGTGTTTTTTGCGGGTATCCAGGAACTGCTGTTGCCATTTTGAAATAGACACCTGCGTTGGATTCCGTAGTGCTTGAGGGTGCGCGCCATGCCAATGAAGGCCGTTTTGCAGAGAACAGTCATAGCCGACTAATACCACTACTTCAGCCCCTGATTCAGCAGCCAGACTGATAGCCTGCGCGCCGCTATTTACCCCTTCCGCCGGTCCACAATATCGCCTGTACTCCAACGAAAATGATTTCGCCGCCGCCAGGTTGGCTGTCACTTTGCGGAATCTCCCTCCCGGTATGGTGGATCCGTATTGCTTCCACCATGACAAATCACCGGCGTATAAGGCATAAATGTCATCGAACATCTGCCAGGAATTGTTAACCGCGATGATTGAACAGCCAGTTTTTTCTATAGCAGCACAGTCCTCACGAGTGAGTGACGGACCGCTACCGACACAAAAAACAGTCCTAGTCGCCCTGGGTGGTATGTTCATTCTCAGCTGCAAATTCAGCCTCCAGGCGAGCATTCATTTCAGCGATTACAGGGTCCACTACAGCATCTGTTTCCTGTTCATTACGCGGCATGACCGATGCCAGCGACTCATAATTAACCTTGGATGACACGATTATTCTCCCGATGTTAAAGTGCACTATCACAAAGAGCGTATATGCACTAATTAATTTATTATTTTAAGCAATATGCAACCACTTATCGCCGTTCAATACATGCTCGATAGCCTCACCCTTTTTAAGACTTATGTATTCCAGGATGGCGGTAATCGCTTGTTCTGCACCATACGCAAGAACAACGTAGTAGCCTTCCTCTCTAAGCCTGCGCATCCAGGCGATCTGCTCTTTCGTCGGGGCTTTACCATTTGGTTCTTTAAGCTCAATTCGCATGCCGTGATAAATACCGCATGCTTTATCGAGACTCATGTCCGGATAACCTTTTTTCTGCCCTTCAGCCTTCATTTTCCCGGCGGTTGCTTTTGAACGCTTCCCTCCGTTAGGCGTTGCATGCAACAGCTCATAGATGTCAGGGTGCTTGCGTTCGAAGTAATCAAAAATGAAAACCTGCTCGAAGTGCTCGCAATTTCCGTCGCGCAGGTCTGGGTTCTTTGCCAGTGCTGCAAGTGCCTTCGCATGTGGAGAAACTTCTTTTACCGGCGCAAGCGATAAGAATGGATCCTTTTTGGTTTTTGGCCTGGACCGCCCCTTATTTCGACGCTCACTAAAAGCCTGAAACTCTTCCTCAGTAAAGCGCAACATAATCAGTCAAATCCTGCCGGTCGCATGCCATATTTACGCTGTTTTGCGGCCTGCTCTTCCCTGTGCCATTGCGCACATTCAGCGTCACAATAAATGCCTGATTCAATCGATTCATTGCAGTAACGACACTTCCCTGTAAATACCTGGCTCACGACCTGTGCCTGCTTTCTGATGTTATCGATGGCCATGTCTTTGAGAGCTTCTAACTGATTCATGCTCAGCTCTGCATCATCAACACGTTCTGCCAATTTTGTTTCCTCGTGAAGAACCTACTTAAGGGCAGAATGATACATTTCACAATCAAAATTGCACTAATAGTTTTCTTTTATTGAGTTAAATATTCAACAAATGACTAGCGGTAGAATCACCATCATCTATTTCTGGCAGGCTGACTATGGCTACATCAATCACTACAACCCAAAGCACCCGGCAATATCCTCTGTCGCGGTATGACGACCGCAACATAGCCGATCCAATACTCAGGGCAGAGCTACGCAAAGAGGTGATGCTTATGTGTGAATCGAACGACAAGAATCTGACGATTTATTACGTTCTTCCCGATGAGCAATATCGCCCGGATTTGCTGGCTTACCGTATGTGGGGCATAGCAGAGCTACGCTGGGTTGTGACGCTCGCCGCCGGGCTTGAGGATGAGTCTCAGGGTATGACTGTTGGCAAAAAATTAAAACTCCCACCTGCCACCTGGATCCGCGAAATGATTCGCCATTTCCAATACGACGGCCAGGTAATAGGGACATTATCCATTGCGTAAGGGAAATGAATGCCAACTGAATATGCTCGCGACAACCTTGGTCGCTATCAGACTGATGAATTAAGTGCAAAAGACTTTAACAAGGTCTTCGATCTTATCCGTAAACAGCAGCGTCAGAATCGGCGAAACGCGCGACGTACACTCACCCCAAGGATTATGGGGATGCGTAACCGCGAACTTGAGGCATTCCTCAGCCTTGGGAAAAAGAAAGATGGCACCTACTTTACGCCCGAAGATATACGCAGTTTCAACACCTCAAGGCAGTCTCATAAAACCAAATTCAAGAGCACGGTACCCGGCATTACCTATGCTCAGCTGGTGGCGCAGTCCACCAGCATTGATATAAAACGCGCTAACAACAAGGTTTCTGATGGCACAGGGATCAAAGCCGCGACATTCCTCGGGCTAAAACACAACCTTGCATTGATATCTGTTAATGCCTCGGATGAGTCGGTCCACCAGCATCACCGTGTCAGAATTCGATTTGAGGAATGGGATAAAGCCGTTGAGGAAATTGCTGAAGACGGTGCAAAAAAAGCCCGAATCGCTGCCGATCTCTGCAAGGGCCGGGTATCTTTCGACTGTGATTGTGGACGCCATCAATACTGGTATCGTTATATGGCCACGGCTGGTAACTATGCTGTCGCGCCGCCAAAAGAGTATGCATTCCCCAAAATCCGCAACCCTGATCTGACTGGTGTGGCTTGCAAACATGTTTTGCACGCTATGACGCGTTTTCAGTCTCCCACATGGCACAAGGCCATCATTATTGCCCTGGAAAAAGCAGCTGAACAGGTAGCCTTCGGCGATGACAAGCGGAAGACAACAACCTATTTCAAAGGCGAACTGGCTAAATCGCTCGCGCGCAACCGGACAACAACGACGGATCAGGCTAAAGCTGCGCGTGAGTATGAGCTGTATCTGAAATCTCAGGATGCATTAGGCAAAAAACTACGCGCAAAAGATAGCGCCACGGACAACGTTCGCCGGTTGTTAAAAAAAGCTCGCACCACGGCAAACAGGAAGAATGCCGAACTAAAAGCATCGCGGGTGAGGGAAGCCCAGGCTCGCGCTGAAGCCGACGCTCTCAAAAAAGCCCTGCAAACGCAGGCGAACAACCTCATAAAGTTTTTCATGAGTCAGGGAATGGACAAGGCCGCTGCCACTGCGCAGGCGCGAAGCATTCTTGAGACACAAATTAATGAAGCCCGTAAACGGAAAGGATAATCGATGGCTGGTTTCTTTGATGACATGTTTGAGGACACAGAACCATCACAACAAGTGACTGGTGATAACCTCCCGGACACCGAATCGGATCCGGATATTCCAGGCGAAGGTTCTGAACTGATTGAAGAGGATGATATTGATGCTGAAATCGAAACCGATGGTGTTAACGTTGGTAATATTGTTGATCCTGTGGAGGACAATCACCTTCCCAATCTGGATCACGGCCTGCTTAGTGATTCTGGTGTGCGCCACCGTTATCAAGGTCATGCAGTTTTTAATAACCTTGTGCGGATGGACTGGCTCAAAGCAATCAAGCTAGACCCTGACTCATTCGATGCAGTTCTGTATCGCGCAATACCTTACAGAAACAAAAATGCACCTGAAACGGCACCTGAAATAATAGAACCGAACCAACGCATATATGACTATCAGGATCCAGAACTGATAACGGCCCTCGACTGCCCGGATGAGATGGACGCCTTCTACGCGCTATACGACGGCAGTGATAATACGGGAATTAGCGACAGTGCTTTAATCCTTCGGTTAGCCGCCGTCAATGTGCCAGTGGGTTCTATGCTCGAATGGCTGGAACAGCTGTCAGACGGCACAACCATTCGCCGCTTCTGGTACATCCATAAAATATTCAATTACGGCACTGCCAGGGTAGGCAGTTTGTTTTATTGCGTGCCTTCACGCGCCTTTGAAGGGAATTTCATCGGTGATTCTGAATAATCAGGAATGGCTACTGGCCATCTTTAAGAAAAAAGGTCTTACTCCAACCGGTAAGCTGGAATTTGCCACTATTGATGGCATTGATTCGGCGCTCGCACAGGCTTTAAACGAAGCGTTCGACTCACAAGTTGTCAGCTTTAATGATCGCACTAACCAGTCATTCAGGGAGTTCCTGAAACGCACCCCAAGAGATCGCATAACGCTCGGCACTTTTAGTGATGTGAAGGAGTGGTTGTCGTCATTTGAAGCCGATCGCGCCGGGCGTAAAGATACTGCCTCTGCTGGCCCGGTAAATAAGCTGGCAATGCCGCTTGTGAATCTGTCTCGTTCTCCCGCATTTTCAATTTATGAAGGTGAACTGTGCCGGGATAATTACGATGAAGGGCATGTCACCAATGAAAATGATGAGATTGAAGCCCTGGTATCGACTATCCCTTTCTCACTGGAATATTCGCTATGGATAGCCAGTGACGAGAAGGAATCTCTTGGGATGGTTACAACTGCATTAGCATTCTGGCTACGAATGTATGCCAGCCTCGGGCAGGCATCTTTCACTCACATTGCCAATGTCGGCGGTTATGAGATACCGGTTACCTGTTACATAGAAGGGCAAAAATCAATCGCATTTCAGGATCTGACCACCGGCACCGCCGACAACAGGCTGTTCGGGGTTGGATTGAACCTCACCGTTGTGGCGGAGCTTCCTATCCTGGCTTATATGCAGCAAACCACCGGCACCATAACGGTAAAAGCGAAAATTCTGGAGGAATGAGATGGCCACAAAGACCACCACAGCCCCGGAAACTGATTCAAAACGCACTCAGCTATTCCTGCAATCTGTTTCAATTGGGCAGAACGAAATCCCTCGCGAAATGATCGTAGGATGTACCTATGTCGAACCTGGGGAGCTATCTGGTCCCCAGCTTATGCTCATGGTCAGGGATTCAACGGCTTACGTGGTCAATAAGCTGGGGGTGAAATTTGGGACAATACTGACAGTTTCACTTGGTGATCCGGAAGGTCATGGCGGCATCCTCTTCTCGGAAGAGTTCTTTGTTCTTAAAGCGCCGCGCAAGGACGATACTGTACTGATTTACGCGTTTAGTAACCCGGTGCGGTTATTAAAAGTTCCGTCCACCAGCGCACAGTATTTTGTTGATAAGCCCCCATCAGCCGTAGTTTCCTCTCTTGCCCCTGGTCTGAAGGTAAATGCTGACTCATTCAGAAAAACATCCACATACCACCTAAATGTTGGAGAAAAACCGACCAAGGTATTGCAGGAGATAGCCCGCGATACCGGTTCTATGTGCTGGGCATCCAGGGGGACGATCAATTTTAAAAGTATGGAAAAAATGGCAAACGCCGCTCCATCGCTTACTTATGAGTCCGCCAATCCCAACACATCCGGATTTACAATTAGTCAGTTCAACATCCTGAATGCCGATTATGAATACCAGCGCCGCCACAATTACAGAATGGCCAGTTATGACATGACCAAAGGTGTGGTTTACTCAGGTAACCAGGAAGACCCCATTAAATTTACGAGCAATCCCGATCCTACCGCGCTGGCGAACTACAACAAATTCATTCTCCCCCGCCTCGATATGCTGGTGGAAGGAAATGCCGCGCTAACTCCGGGTACGACGCTGAAAATTGTCGTGCATAACACGGCAGGTGACGGAGAACTCGATGAATCAATCCCTGACAAAATGATAGTGATGTCCGTGACTCATTTCGAAGACCGCTTTCGTTTTGTCAGCCGTGCACAGTTAGGAGTGGTGAATGGGTAGTTTGACAGGGAAGTATCGGGCTGTAGTGATAAGCGTCGATGACCCTAAAGGTCTGATGCGTACACAAATACGTGTTGTCGGCATGATGGATGGGTTACCAGATGCCTCATTGCCGTGGGCAGAAGCTATATTGTCCAATGCAAACACGTTTTCACCATTTCTGCCCGGCGATAAAGTATGGGTAGAATTTCCCTACAATGGGGATTCGCGATGGCCATTGATAATCGGTTATGCACAGGATGCATCCGGTGGCGCTCCCAATGTGCCGCCTGAAGCGTCAGGACAAGGTGAAGGCTATGTACCGCCTGAAGTTGAAGGTGCACCAGCACAACCATCAACCAGCGCCAAAAAAGACTTTATTTCGTCGCGGAACGGACTAATGGAGATCCGGACGGCGGGCGGAGCCTGGGCCGTTACGCACTTGAAAAGTGGAACAACAATCGGGTTCAACGAGGCCGGGGAGTTATATGCCATTTCTCAAGGTCCGGCATTCATCTCTTCCGCAGGAAATCTCGATATAAAGTCAGGCGCGGATGTCGCCCTGAAGGCGGGGGGAAGTATGGCGATAGAGGCCAGCGGGAATCTATCCATAAAAGCCGCTCAAGTCTCTGTTGACAAGGCTTAAGAAAAGCCCGGCGTTCGGGCTTTTCTGTTATGACGGGTTCAATTTTTTATCCGTTACCGCGCGACGGTTTCTGCGTGATAAACGTCTCAAGCATCTTTTCCGCAATTGCCGACCAGGTGTGACACTGGACCTTTTCAGCATTTTTCACGCGATCAACGCGAGCAATAACCTCATCCCAATCAATCCGCGACTTGATAACCATATGGTTCACCAAAGCCAGGCGATCTGGCGGAAGGCAATCGGGAGGCGTTAATACCAACGCCCCGCACATTGCCGCCTCAAGTACAGTTAATCCAAGGCTTTCGGGATGCGTAACGATAAACACGTCACTCTTACGCAATTCAGCTGCAAATTCGGTTGCTGGTACCGGCGTCCGTCTGTATGGGGTTACCGATATATTCCCCGGATCAATGGTAATCAATCCGTCATCGGTCAACGTTCTGGCCTCATACGGAACGGTCAGACGCTGAAGGTTCATAAGGATACTTAAGGAGTGATCAAACCCACTAACATCAAATGCAGCGTGGTCTACAAAAATACGCAGAACATCGTCTGTTTTGGTTTCCAGATGGAACAGATCCTGATTCGCTGCCCATCCAACATGTTTGTTAAAGCGATTATGACGCTCTAACCTGCCTGGATTATCCAGGTACCGCCAGGTATCATCGCGGACAGTAAAAGTAATATCGACTGGTGCCGAATCCAGCATAGAACCGTCGTATACCTGGGCTACCCATCCAGTGAATCGACGACGCAGTTGCACGCCTATTTCCCTGGGCACCGTAGTAAAATACCGCAATCCTGGCGCTAAAATGGCTTTCGCAGAACACGAGGTCGCAGCGGTCAACACAGCTTCAACATAATCCTCCGGGCTTTCGACGCCGGGGGAATATGGACGATGGTATTGCAATGTTACCCCTGCCTCACTAAAGGCGCAGGCCAGGTTGTAAGCCCACATTTCCGTATATGTTTTCACATCACTGATAGCTTCAAATTTTCGCCCAATGATCAGGATGTTCATCGGCTTTTCCTCATTCCATTGCATTAATAATCCTCTTGCCAGTCAGCACCAGCATAGTTATCAAACCGTGAGTATTGGCCGTTAAAAGCCAATCTCACCGTGCCAATTGGGCCATTTCGTTGCTTTCCGATAATTACCTCGGCAATGCCCTTCATTTCGCTATCCGGGTGATAAACTTCGTCGCGATACAGAAACATGATCAGGTCTGCGTCCTGCTCAATTGCTCCTGATTCACGTAAATCTGAATTTACCGGTCGTTTGTCCGCACGCTGTTCAAGCGATCGATTAAGTTGTGACAATGCCACCACCGGTACTTGTAATTCCTTCGCCAACGCCTTCAGTGAGCGAGAAATCTCGGCAATTTCCAGCGTTCGGTTATCTTGCAGCTCGGGGACGCGCATAAGTTGCAGGTAGTCGATCATAATCATGCTCAAACCACCATTTTCTTTATAAACACGACGAGCGCGGGAACGAAGCTCTGTAGGTGTCAGGGCGCTTGAGTCATCAATAAAAATATTCTGCTTGTCCAACAGAATACCCATTGCGCCAGAAACCCGCGCCCAATCCTCGTCGTTAAGTTGCCCTGTCCGAATACGAGTCTGATCAACGCGTGCAAGAGAAGCCAGTGAGCGCATCATCAGCTGGTGGCTCGGCATCTCAAGGCTAAAAACCAATACGGGCTTATCGTTACGAACTGCGGCATTTTCGACGAGATTCATCGCAAACGTGGTCTTCCCCATAGATGGGCGGGCGGCGACAATGATGAGATCGGACGGCTGAAGCCCTGCCGTCTTCTTATTGAGATCGGTAAATCCCGTATCAAGCCCCGTTACACCATCATGTGGTCGCTGAAACAACTCTTCTATGCGAGATACCGTTGCATCGAGAATGCTGGCGATATCTTTTGGACCACTACCGCTCTTTTGTCGTTTTTCAGCTATTTCAAAAACGCGGCGCTCGGCCATATCCAGCAATTCATTGCTGCCCCTGCCATCCTGCGCATATCCAGCTTCGGCTATTTCATTTGCGACGGAAATCATTTCACGAACAACCGCGCGTTCACGAACGATATCCGCATAAGCACAAATATTTGCCGCGCTGGGCGTGTTCTTTGACATCTCCGCAAGGTACGCAAAACCACCGGCGCGTTCTAATTTACCGTTCTGTTCAAGTGCTTCAGCAAGTGTTATCAAATCAATCGGTTTGCCATGACTTAATAACCTCTCCATCTCACTGAAAATTTCACGATGAGCACTGGTATAAAAATCATCAGCAACTATACGATCTGCAACTTCATCCCAGCGGCAGTTATCAAGCATTAAGCCACCAAGTACAGCTTGTTCTGCACTAAGGGAATTTGGCATGGATTCAAGAGGGGATGCAGACATTAGCACTCCACCCAGGCGTGCTGAATGTCAGATATAATCGGCATACTCAAATCACTCCTAACGATATGAGTCATCACCAGAAAATCAGGATTAATGCGCCGGACTCTTCCCGGCTGTCACACCGAATCGCCAGGATGGTGAATCCCTTTACCCGAGAAACAACAAACGGTGGCTTGCACATTCCGGCTACCTGGTTCGTTGCCTGAGCTAGGGGCAAGGTTCCCCCCTTTTAACGTCACCAGACCGCTAACGACGCATGTGCCAGACGCCGTGTTACAACCAAATATGGTGGCCCCTACCGGACTTGAACCGGTGACCGTGCGATTATGAGTCGCCAGCTCTAACCACTGAGCTAAAGGGCCGGATTACTGCCAATTTTGCTTACGCTTTTATTTCACCGGAACAAACGGAACAGCGGTATTACTGGTCATATACTGCGGTAATGTACCGTTCCATTTGTTGATCGCTTCCAACTCCATAACACCGGGGTTCTGGCGCAGAGCTTCACCACGTAAACGAATGGCATCAGCTTCGGCCTGGGCTTTTGTGCGAATAGCATCAGCCTGTCCGGCAGCTTCCGCGCGCAGCATGTTGGCCTCTGCTTCACGTTGTTTGACCTCTTGCTCGCGTTGCAGGGTTTTTTGGTTTGCCGTGACTTTGGCGTTAATACTGTCAATAACTGTTGGCGGGTATTCTGGCTTACCTACATAAGAGAGGCTCATCACCTGAATGCCGATTGGCGTCATTTCTTCCTGAATGTCTTTAAGGGCTGCATCAAGCAATTCAGATTTGCCACCGTCGATAAATTTGTCGGTGGTCATTTTGCTGGCTAACCGGTTCAGAGCATCTGCAACCTTCTGGCGTAGATCGGTATCAGTAATATCATCTACACCTTTGCGATAGGTCTGAAATACCGTTGTGACTTTTGCTGGATCAACCTTGTAGGCTACGCCGATGTGGTAACCAATGGTTGTTCCGTCGCTCATCTGGAAGCTGAACGGCTCATCGTATGTCTTCATTTGCTTAAAGGTCGGGAAGATATAAACTTCAGTATTCAAGCCTGTCCAGTAGCGACCAACGCCAACTACTTCACCGATACCTTTATCATCCCCCAGCTTATTTACTTTGATCCCTACGTTACCTGGCTCTACCCGATCGCATCCGGTCAGACATAAAGAACCCAAAATAATCGCTGCACTAATCAACGTTTTTTTCATTAATTAATTTCCTGGTTTTTTCACGAAAAAAGACTACTGCGAAAGCCGGGTAAATGAGCGCGAGAAGGACTCCCAACAATACAAGTATTGTGCTGTTAGATGAGATCATATTTGGCAAAAGCCAAACATACAGAACCAGTGACACAATCAAACAGAGGACGGCATAAATATATAACCGCACCCATAGCGTTCGACATTTGTTCGGATTGTTCTGCATCCTCTCACTCCATTATTTAACGAATAAAAAAGCTGCGGTGCCGGGTGCCTCCCGGTGTCCTTTGGCTGGTTATCCACCGTGGACGGGGAAACAAGGAGAAATGAATGGACTGATATAACCATTTCCCCGCGTGCGCTTAGCCGCATTCACCGCAACGGAAAGAGCATTCTTGGTGGACCTGTAGATTGGGATATGAACCCGTTACAGGAGAATGCTCTTACCTGTTACGTGCTCCGTTTCGTGGAGCTAACGGCGGGTGATCGGGCCGCACCAGGCTGGACTTATTTCAGCGTTATGCTCATGCCAGAGAATCAAACTGTGATGGTCGGTGCTGAACTCCGACACAGGGTTGTAGCAAGCCCCGCAAAGCGCGCACTACTGTAGTTGCGGCACATCAGCCTGTGCATTCACCACAATGTTGAGAACACTGGTTGTCACGCTGCAACGCAACATTTATTCGTAGATTGGGATATGACCCCGTTACGCCAGTGTTCTCAACGTTGTAGTGCCGGTTACGGTTCCGGCCAGGCCTCTTCCTCAACGGGGTGTTCTCCATACGGACTACCGTTTATTGGTCGTTCCTGCGGTTTATGTTGTGAAGCCAGATGCTTATCTTCTGGTTGCTTCAAAGAGCTGCACTTCATCACAACGGTAAGAGCACTCGATGCATTTAAGCCAAGCCCCATAAGGGAGAATGCCCTTACCTGTTGTGTTGTGATGACCGGTGCTGATCTCCGGCTTGCGGTTATTTCAGACTCTCACGGGCGTTTAATTGCCCCGCCGAACAGCTCTTTTCCGCAATAGCTGCAATGTCTTTCGCGCATCAGCCTGCGCATTCATCACAACGGTAAGGGTACTTCGTAGGGATTCGAACCCTCTGCCAAGCTCGGCGATCTCCGACGTCGCAAAATACCCTTACCTGTTGTGCTGGTGCCGATTAACGGACTCGAACCGCTGACATCCTGCTTACAAGGCAGGCGCTCTACCAACTGAGCTAAACCGGCATTGGCGATGGTGGATGGATTTGAACCATCGACCCGTTGATTAACAGTCAACCGCTCTAACCGCTGAGCTACACCATCACTTGCCGGGTACGTCTCCGGCGAGGGCTTCCACCTCCGTATGCTTTTCGGCGCACCGCGCCCTGGCTGCAATTCGGTAACAGGGGATGCATAACCCTGGCTTCCAGCGTGATTAGCGCTTTCAGCATGACGGGATATACCCGTAAATTCGTGGAACTGTACCCAAAGTGCTGTTAAGCACCGCTGTTACGCTGAAAAGAAGACGCAACAGGAAAGGACGCTGACCAACATATGGCCCCTTCTCGTTCATCTGGTTAATCACACCAGCGCCCTTACCTGTTGTGCCTCCCCGTTCCCTAATACACAGACGGGGACACTCTGCGGTCGATTTTTTGACGGGGGACGACTCATACCCCGTGGCGTCTGGCTTCTTAGGCCGCTACCATCATCAGATCATCGTTTGCATTTACTTTAATGGTCAGTTTCTAAACCGCCGCAAAGTCGCTAACCATGACGAAAACCCTGAAAAAAACGCCCACCCGAAGATGGGCAAACTGGAAGCTCGTAACGCACTTCGGTGTTGCCACTTAGGCGTATGGTCAACCTGGCAACTCGGCGTCATGAGGGGGAAGGAGTCACTACCCCGCCATACTTGCCGCCGCGCCTGTCGCGGCTAACAGCTAAATCGCTCTATAAATCACGATTCATTGAGGCGATATTACACTAATAAATTTATTAGAGCAATATTGCTATAACGTCATGAGCAACACCTCGAGTGTCCCCCTTACAAGACACAGAACGTCTGGCAAAAAGAGGTTCCACTCTGAAGCCACTGTCCTGATAAAGTTCTCTGATGTTTGGCGCGCCACTGTTAGTAATGAGAACCTTTGCACCTCGGCGATGAGCATCCGTCAACAGAGACGCCAGGCGTTTTTGCTCTTCAAACTTAAAGTCATGACCGGAATAGTTCGTGAATCCCTCTGTATTTGGGAGCGGTTCATACGGCGGATCGCAAAAGATGACATCTCCTTCTCCGGCAGCTTCAATCACCGCAGCAAAATCACCACATACAAACTCAGAACGCCCTTCCGCACCAAGGAAGGCTTCCATCTCCTGCAATGGGAAATACGGAGTTTTATACTTCCCATAACCGACATTGAACTCACCGGCTTGGTTGTAACGCGTCAATCCGTTAAAACAATGTCGGTTCAGGAACAAAAACGCCGCTGCGCGATGTAAATCATCATAGACTTGTTTGTTAAACGCATTCCGTACTGCCAGGTATCCTTCCTGCGTGTTGTAGTCCTGGAAGAAACGATGTGCCAGAGTGATAAGTGAATGCGCCTCGCGTTGCAGAGTCTTGTAAAAGTTAATCAGGTCAGCATTCACATCATTTAGCAGATTTTCCTGGTATCCGGCATTCATGAAGACAGCTCCGCCACCAACGAAAGGCTCAATCAGGCGCTTCCCTTCTGGCAAATAGCGAAAGATTTGTTCCAGAACACCAAATTTTCCACCAGCCCATTTGAATATGGACCGTTCGAATTCTGCCGCTGGTTTAACTTTTCGCTCTTTTGTTTCACTCCCTTCCTTCTGCCGACATGCAGCCTTGGCAATCCGATCGCCAATCCAGCGCATTACTGGTATCGCCATACTATTGCCGATCGCTTTGTAACGCGGTCCGTCAGCTGCAAGCATCGCGGCCTCTTCTTCGCTCAAATCAGGATAGTTTTTGCGAAGGTATGCCAGTTCATCTGAAGAAACTTTTTTACGCTTTTCCGTAGGGATCAATGTATGTCCATCAGGAAAACCTTGCAGCCTTTCACATTCGACAGGGATAAGACGGCGCATTCTACCGTCGACGAGCAATACAATTGGTGCTTCATGGTTACATGTCAAAGTTGGTGCCGAATTATCGGTTTTTATCTCAGCCCCTCCTTGCCCATGTGCCATGGCAACTATGTTTGTATCATCGCAAGATCTGATAGCGATGTTTGAAGTATATCTGGTAGTTTCCTTCCCCTCGCCTCTGCTCGGCGCAATATTCCGGCGCACGCCTTCGAACTCAAAAAGTACCGTTGCGGGATCGAGGTCTGTTCGAGCACTTGCGACAACAAACACGCGTCGGCGTCGTTGTGCCACTCCGAAGTATTGGGCATCAAGGATTCTCCAGGCCACCTTTCGCTGCGGTCCATAAATACAACCACACTGCGGCCACTTTGGAGCATGGCAACCGGTTTTGCCATCCCACCGCCAGAACGCGTTACTTTTTCCTGATTCAGGTCGATCACCTGGTTCAAATGGCGCATCTTCTCCAGCCAATCCGGCAAGGAAACATCCGAAGGCGTTATCTGCCGATGACAGGACTCCTGGGACATTTTCCCAGACGATAACTGTCGGTTTGAGGAAGGACTCAGACCGTTTGTCGTCAATTGCATTTGCAAGCTCCACATACTTCAAAGTTAGCGCGCCGCGTTCATCATCAAGCCCACCACGTAAGCCCGCGATACTGAATGCCTGACAAGGCGTACCCCCGACGAGCACATCAGGGGATTCGATTTCCCCAGCCAGGACTTTTTTGGCAAGTTTTGTCATGTCGCCAAGGTTGGCGACATGGGGCCAGCGGTGCGCAAGAACGGCAGATGGAAAAGGCTCGATTTCAGCAAACCACGCCGGACGCATACCCAACGGTTCCCAGGCAATACTCGCGGCTTCAATTCCACTGCAAACAGATCCATAGCACAGCTCTTTCACTGCTTAGCCTCTCCACCAAGGGCATTTACCAGAGCATCAACCAGGCACGAAATTTCACTGGTCAACAGGAAGAAATCTGCGTCCAGTCGCTGCGCAACATCTTCACTATCAATATCAGATTTCTGCTCAAGCAATTCATCCGCAAATTTGACGCTGGTAAGGCTGAAGTTATGGTCCAGTGTAAATTTAATGCGGTTCTGCCAGTCGAGTGCCAACTTAGTAACGAGCTTGCCAGCTTCCAGGTGTGTGGAAATTTCATCGCTTCCCAAATCCTGCTTTTTCACTCGGGCAATACCGCCATCCTCAAGCACTGCCTTAAGTTCTGCCGCATCCCCCATTTGAAATCCCTGTGGAGCACTACCATCACGTACCCAGTCGGTCAGCGTTAATTCAATGGGATTTTCAACACTTAGGGGAACAACAGGAAGAGAACCCAGAGATTTACGCATAAGCGCGAGCATATCCTCTGCCTGCCGCGCGCTGGCATTGATATAGATACGTTTAGTTGAACCGTCGTAGATCGCCTGGATAACAGAAAACTTTGAAAAAGCCCGTGGCAGAAGAGAATGCAGAACTTCGTCTTTCAGGGAGTCCTTCTCTGTTTTCTTCAGTTTACGCGCTTGTTCTTGCTCGAGTTTTTCAATTTTTTCTTGAATAGCTCGCTGGATAACCGGCGGGGGAAGGATTTTTGTTTCGCGCTTTGCTTCAACAAGGATAAAACCATTTCCATGCATAGCGATAACTTCGGAATTATCACCAAATGGAGATACAAAACCGAACTTGGCCATATCCTGACTACCGCATGGCGTGAAAAGGATCATTTTCTTTTTATCTTCTAAGTCGGTCAGATCCGCTTCACGAGAAAGTTTATAAATAGTAATGTTTTTCCAGTGCTTAAACATGTTGTAACCCTTGAATATCAACCACAGAAAGCTCGTTTTTGTAGAAAAAGGCCAGGTTGAGGCACCCCCTAGTTTGAGCGTATGAGCTGGGACCAATTTCGTTCTTCCAGACAAATGGCTTCAAATCCGTACGGCGAAGCATAAAAACGCGATTTGTTCCGCTCTGATTCCCAATGAGGCAAAAGCCTTCTTTCACCTTGATAGCCTGCAAGTTGTCGAGTTCACCGCTGGTTACACGGCTATCGAACTCTTTGCGGCTTATTAGCTCCATCTGCATCTGACGACTCCAAACAAATACCCATTGAAGGGCGATGGCTGAATGGTACCGAAAACACGACATAAAAAACAATATTTATTAGAGCAATCATGCAATAGTTAACACCATATAGACCACAAGTAACCTAAGTTAAAATAACGAAAACCAGAGCAAATAATTGGTGATGACGTGGCAAGTATTGCAACAAAAGACAGCATTTGTTCGGGGCACGGAGGATTCCCATCCAGGCCTCCTGTAGAGAGTGAACCACTACTTAAAGTCAACGGAGTCGAAGTGTTAGTTGATGGTAAGCAATATGCACAGCATACCGATGGAAACAGTACGCACGGTGGGCAAGCTATATCAACCAGGGCATGGTTTACCGTCAATGGTAAAGGGATCGTATGCGTTGGTGACCCTGTTTCATGCGGATCTACCGTAGCGTCCGGAGACGGCCTGGTTCAGGTAAGTTAGGAGATATCATGCTGGAAAAAGACTACCAGTTATCCGCATATAAAAAATTGGCCGCCGCCGGTGGGATGAAAACACCTGGTGCCATAACATCGGCACGAAACAGTGCTAACACAGCAAAACTGCTTGCAGAAGAATTGACCGGATTAATTCTGGATACAATTGTCTATCCCGACACTATTACCAGCTATGTTTCAACGATCAGAACAACCACAACCGGCTTAACGAACATTGGAGAACTGGCAACTAAGCACGCGGACCTGTTGGCTGGTTATGCTGATCTGTCAATGCTCCTTCAACTCGATATTGGTTGGGATGTTTACTGTCGTGCTAATGAGCGAGAAGTATCAGAACTGCCGATCTCTATTGCCATTGGTGATGTGACTATTACTAAATCGCTTGAGGACGCTGTAAACGCGCTTAATACATCAAGTTTAGTCGCTGCTATGGGGGAGATTAACCAGACCCTTAACACTGGCTCAGGAAGCTCGTCAGGCTCTGGTTCAGGCGGCGGCACTGCCACTCCCCCACCAGCACTAACAGAAGAGCAAATTGAATCTCTGAAAGTAGCAACTGAACAGTTTGGGGTTGTTTTCAACCAGACAACAGCGCCCACAACTGCGTTACAACAGCAGTATGAACGAGCGAATGAAAGCGCCAACGTAGCCATAACTGCTTATAACCATGCTATCGGTACCGCGCTTGCGGAAGCATCAGCAAATAAGGTCAGCACAGCCAGCGCAGTTGCCGCTTTGGTTCCTGATTCTGTTCTTGATGAATTAAACAAAGCGGCACAGTAACAAAGGACTTCATTGATAATTTTTCTTCAGGAGGAAGACATGTCATTCTTTTCTACGTTAAAAACAGCTTTGTCTTTGAAGGAGAAACTTGCTGCTACTGGTGTTCTTGTTCTGATTTGCGCACTTGTTGGTGCTGGGTTTGCATGGGAACGTCATCAGCTAAAGCAAGCCATGGAGAAAATTGGCAGTCTTGATCAGGCTGTTAAGGAACGTGATAAGTCAATAATGGATCTTAACCAGACCATTGAGACGATGAACAAAGCAGAGCAACATTTTCACAGCCAGGAAGTGAAAAATGAATCAGAACAAGCCAAATATGCTGACAGGCAAATGGAACGAAAAGCTGAAGTTCAGAAACAACTGGTTGCGGCGGGTAATGTTCGCCAGCGCATTCCTGCTGACACTCAGCGGTTGCTCCGGGAGTCGATCAGCGAATTTAACGCCGACGCCGACAAAGGTTAACCACCCTGCCCCCAAAAGTGCATTTATGTGCAGAATGCCAGAGTTTAGCAGTGAATATTTTGATGATCTGCCAGCGTATATCCTCGATACAGAAACGATGCTGAAGGGGATTAACAGGAAGAATCGCAACGTTAATGATTACAACCGTGCTATCAGCGGTAACTAAAAGGAAAAACTATGTCCGATATGGAAATTGAAAAAGAGATTCTGGCCAAAGGCAAAACAGCACCACGCCTGACTCCTGATCACATCGAGAGTGTGATTGCCGAAGAGCATTATTTCACAGCTTTTGACGGCATTCGCGCTGCGCACGAAGGCGTTCGTGAGGTGCTGTCTGTTCATCCCTCTACGCGTAGCCTGACCATCTGTGTCTTGGTGCTGTGCAATGGATTCATTGTTACCGGGGAAAGCGCCTGTGCCAGCCCTGAAAATTTCGACGCGGAGATTGGCCGTAAGGTGGCCCGTAAGAACGCCATTGAGAAAATCTGGCCGCTGGAAGGTTATCTGCTGAAGCAAAAGCTCAGCGAGCAGATTTAATCAACTGTAGAAATCGTAATATCAACACTCATGACTTTACTTTGGCAGGAAGCCACTAAGGACAAACAACATGTTTGCGGTTAAACAAGAAATAAACAACGCTACTTCTTTGTTCGAAATTGAGAGTATTACCGTTGGATATCCTGGGTCAGATCAATTTAAACAGGCGTTCGAGATTGCTGAAGAACTGGGTATCAAAACGCCTGATGCGATTGAATATATCCCTGTTGCGTACGAAGATGAGGAGATGACAAAGGCAATCGGGGAAGAGCAAACTTTGAGTACAGAGCGTAAGGATGTACAGCGGGATGACTGTATCGCCGTGATTTGCTCTGGGGTTGCTTCTGAAATGTTCCCCGACCTCCCTGCCATAGGAGGTGTTGGTTATCAATTCCTCTACAAAGGTGATACGTTACGCATCTATACAAGTAGTTTGTTGATCGAAGAAGTAGGTACGGAAAACGACAACTAATTCGCTTCAACTCTTCACAGAAATCGGTCCTCAGTGGCCGGTTTTTCACTTATCCACATTATCCACTGGGTAGATCCAATAATCAGGTCCATACAGATCCCAATTAGATCCATATAGATCCCTGATCGTTGCAGGCCGCGCCACGTCTGGCTTAGAAGTGTATCGCGATGTGTGCTGGAGGGAAAACGATGTGTGCTGGAGGGATAAAAATGTGTGCTGACGGGTTGCTAATGTGTGCTGGCGGGATATAGGATGTGTGCTGACGGGAAAGCCTGGGTAGTTATCACCACTTATAAAAACTATCCACACAATTCGGAAAAAGTAATATGAATCAATCATTTATCTCCGATATTCTTTACGCAGACATTGAAAGTAAGGCAAAAGAACTAACAGTTAATTCAAACAACACTGTGCAGCCTGTAGCGTTGATGCGCTTGGGGGTATTCGTGCCGAAGCCATCAAAGAGCAAAGGAGAAAGTAAAGAGATTGATGCCACCAAAGCGTTTTCCCAGCTGGAGATAGCTAAAGCCGAGGGTTACGATGATATTAAAATCACCGGTCCTCGACTCGATATGGATACTGATTTCAAAACGTGGATCGGTGTCATCTACGCGTTCAGCAAATACGGCTTGTCCTCAAACACCATCCAGTTATCGTTTCAGGAATTCGCTAAAGCCTGTGGTTTCCCCTCAAAACGTCTGGATGCGAAACTGCGTTTAACCATTCATGAATCACTTGGACGCTTGCGTAACAAGGGTATCGCTTTTAAGCGCGGAAAAGATGCTAAAGGCGGCTATCAGACTGGTCTGCTGAAGGTCGGGCGTTTTGATGCTGACCTTGATCTGATAGAGCTGGAGGCTGATTCGAAGTTGTGGGAGCTGTTCCAGCTTGATTATCGCGTTCTGTTGCAACACCACGCCTTGCGTGCCCTTCCGAAGAAAGAAGCTGCACAAGCCATTTACACTTTCATCGAAAGCCTTCCGCAGAACCCGTTGCCGCTATCGTTCGCGCGAATCCGTGAGCGCCTGGCTTTGCAGTCAGCTGTTGGCGAGCAAAACCGTATCATTAAGAAAGCGATAGAACAGCTTAAAACAATCGGCTATCTCGACTGTTCAATTGAGAAGAAAGGCCGGGAAAGTTTTGTAATCGTCCATTCTCGCAATCCAAAGCTGAAACTCCCCGAATAAGTGTGTGCTGGAGGGCAGCTGCATTCAAAAAATGTGTGCTGCCGGGAAGGCTTGTCCAATTTCCCGTTTTTGATGTGCGCTGGAGGGGGACGCCCCGCAGTTTGCTCAGACTTTCCCTCCAGCACACATCTGTCCATCCGTTTTTCCCTCCAGTGCACATGTAATTCTCTGTCTTTCCCTCCTGCACACATATTTGATGCCAGCGATCCCTCCACAGCACATAATTCAATGCGACTTCCCTCTATCGCACATCTTAGACTTTTATTCTCCCTCCAGCACACATCGAAGCTGCCGGGCAAGCCGTTCTCACCAGTTGATAGAGAGTGAAGCCGGGCTGCCCGTTGAAGCAGGAAATCACCAAAATGATTCAGGCTACAACCTGAACATAGAAGAAATCCGCGTCCTTTATGCGTGGAGGATGCCAAAGCATGTTGTGACACACTTGGCAAAGGAGTAAACATGCAGGGAATGCTATGTACAAGCATCTACGCATACATTATTATTTTATGCAGCATTTTTAATTAAATTCAAAAATACAGCATAAAGGATGACTTTCGATGAGTGATTCCAGCCAGCTTCACAAGGTTGCTCAAAGAGCAAACAGAATGCTCAATGTTCTGACTGAACAAGTACAGTTGCAAAAGGATGAGCTACACGCGAACGAGTTTTACCAGGTCTATGCGAAAGCGGCACTGGCAAAATTGCCTCTACTGACTCGAGCGAACGTTGACTATGCCGTAAGTGAAATGGAAGAAAAGGGTTATGTTTTCGATAAACGCCCTGCTGGCTCTTCAATGAAATATGCGATGTCAATTCAGAACATCATTGACATATATGAACATCGCGGAGTGCCAAAATACCGGGATCGCTACAGCGAAGCGTATGTGATTTTCATCTCCAATCTTAAAGGCGGTGTGTCAAAAACTGTATCGACGGTTTCTCTGGCGCATGCAATGCGTGCTCACCCTCATCTTCTGATGGAAGATTTAAGGATTCTGGTTATTGACCTTGATCCGCAATCTTCAGCAACGATGTTTTTAAGCCATAAACACTCTATTGGTATCGTAAACGCAACATCTGCACAGGCTATGTTGCAGAATGTAAGCCGTGAAGAGCTGTTAGAGGAGTTTATTGTTCCTTCTGTTGTACCTGGGGTTGACGTTATGCCTGCGTCGATTGACGATGCCTTTATTGCATCCGATTGGAGAGAGCTGTGCAATGAGCATCTACCGGGTCAGAACATCCATGCTGTCCTGAAAGAAAATGTGATTGATAAGCTGAAGAGCGATTATGACTTTATCCTCGTTGATAGTGGTCCTCACCTTGACGCCTTCCTGAAAAATGCTTTGGCCTCGGCCAATATACTGTTTACACCTCTGCCGCCAGCAACTGTCGATTTCCACTCATCGCTTAAATACGTTGCCCGCCTTCCTGAGTTGGTAAAACTCATTTCGGATGAAGGCTGCGAGTGCCAGCTTGCGACTAACATTGGTTTTATGTCCAAGTTGAGTAACAAGGCAGATCATAAGTATTGCCATAGCCTGGCTAAAGAAGTGTTCGGTGGAGATATGCTCGATGTCGTCCTCCCTCGCCTTGACGGTTTTGAACGTTGCGGCGAGTCTTTTGACACTGTTATTTCAGCTAACCCGGCAACGTATGTTGGTAGTGCTGATGCATTGAAGAACGCGCGAATTGCCGCGGAAGATTTTGCTAAAGCAGTTTTTGACCGTATTGAATTTATCAGATCTAACTGAGGAGTAAGAAACCCCCATGTCAAAGAAAAACAGACCAACAATTGGGCGAACCCTTAATCCTTCAATATTAAGCGGATTTGATAGTTCTTCAGCCTCTGGCGATCGAGTCGAGCAGGTATTCAAGTTATCAACTGGTCGCCAGGCCACATTTATTGAAGAGGTAATACCTCCGAACCAGGTAGAAAGCGATACCTTTGTTGATCAGCATAACAACGGGCGTGACCAGGCATCTCTTACGCCAAAATCATTAAAAAGTATCCGAAGCACTATTAAGCATCAGCAATTTTACCCTGCAATAGGTGTTAGACGGGCTACAGGGAAAATTGAAATTTTGGATGGTTCCCGGCGTCGAGCTTCTGCCATCTTAGAGAACGTAGGGTTGCGGGTTTTAGTCACGGACCAGGAGATCAGCGTTCAGGAAGCGCAAAATTTAGCGAAAGACGTTCAGACAGCATTGCAGCACAGCATTCGAGAAATAGGTCTGCGTTTGATGCGAATGAAAAATGATGGGATGAGTCAGAAGGATATTGCAGCCAAAGAAGGGCTGTCTCAGGCGAAGGTCACGCGTGCTCTCCAGGCAGCGAGTGCTCCGGAAGAATTAGTCGCCCTTTTCCCTGTTCAGTCGGAATTAACCTTTTCGGACTACAAAACGCTTTGTGCTGTTGGCGACGAAATGGGGAACAAGAATTTAGAGTTTGATCAGCTTATTCAAAACATATCCCCGGAAATAAACGACATCTTATCCATTGAAGAAATGGCCGAAGATGAAGTTAAAAATAAAATCCTGCGCTTGATAACAAAGGAAGCCTCACTACTCACGGATAAAGGTTCTAAAGATAAGTCCGTAGTTACTGAATTATGGAAATTTGAGGACAAGGATCGCTTTGCAAGGAAGCGCGTGAAAGGCCGTGCATTTTCTTATGAGTTTAATCGACTTTCAAAAGAGCTACAGGAAGAACTCGACAGGATGATTGGGCATATCCTTAGAAAGAGCCTCGATAAAAAGCCGAAGCCTTAAACTTTCGCCATTCAAATTTCACTATTAACCAACTGTTTTTAAAGTAAATCCATCTAAAATTTCAAGGTGAAATCGCCACGATTTCACCTTGGATTTTACCTTCCTCCCCTACTCCCGAAAAAAATAAAAAAATTGCTTGTCACGAGAAAGTCAACAAGTGACTTTCAATAAAATCTCTTCCGAAAAGGGATTCACACAAGTGCCTTGTGTTTAAGGAAGAGTAAATTGAGTAACTTACGCGAATACCAGAATCGTATTGCAGATATCGCAAAACGCTCTAAAGCTGTGCTTGGCTGGGCAAGCACTGCGCAGTTCGGTACTGATAACCAATTCATTAAAGATGATGCCGCGCGTGCCGCATCTATCCTTGAAGCTGCACGTAAAGACCCGGTTTTTGCGGGTATCTCTGATAATGCCACCGCTCAAATCGCTACAGCGTGGGCAAGTGCACTGGCTGACTACGCCGCAGCACATAAATCTATGCCGCGTCCGGAAATTCTGGCCTCCTGCCACCAGACGCTGGAAAACTGCCTGATTGAGTCCACCCGCAATAGCATGGATGCCACTAATAAAGCGATGCTGGAATCCGTCGCAGCAGAGATGATGAGCGTTTCTGACGGTGTTATGCGTCTGCCTTTATTCCTCGCGATGATCCTGCCTGTTCAGTTGGGGGCCGCTACCGCTGATGCGTGTACCTTCATTCCGGTTACGCGTGACCAGTCAGACATCTATGAAGTCTTTAACGTGGCAGGTTCCTCTTTTGGTTCTTATGCTGCTGGTGATGTTCTGGACATGCAATCCGTCGGGGTGTACAGCCAGTTACGCCGCCGCTATGTGCTGGTGGCAAGCTCCGATGGCACCAGCAAAACCGCAACCTTCAAGATGGAAGACTTCGAAGGCCAGAATGTACCAATCCGAAAAGGTCGTACTAACATCTACGTTAACCGTATTAAGTCTGTTGTTGATAACGGTTCCGGCAGCCTACTTCACTCGTTTACTAATGCTGCTGGTGAGCAAATCACTGTTACCTGCTCTCTGAACTACAACATTGGTCAGATTGCCCTGTCGTTCTCCAAAGCGCCGGATAAAGGCACTGAGATCGCAATTGAGACGGAAATCAATATTGAAGCCGCTCCTGAGCTGATCCCGCTGATCAACCACGAAATGAAGAAATACACCCTGTTCCCAAGCCAGTTCGTTATCGCGGCTGAGCACACGGTACAGGCGGCGTATGAAGCACAGCGTGAATTTGGTCTGGACCTGGGTTCCCTACAGTTCCGCACCCTGAAGGAATACCTGTCTCATGAACAGGATATGCTGCGTCTTCGCATCATGATCTGGCGTACTCTTGCGACCGACACCTTTGACATCGCTCTGCCGGTTAACCAGTCCTTTGATGTATGGGCAACCATCATTCGTGGCAAATTCCAGACTGTATATCGCGACATTATTGAGCGCGTTAAATCTTCTGGTGCGATGGGGATGTTTGCTGGTGCTGATGCAGCATCTTTCTTCAAACAGTTGCCGAAGGATTTCTTCCAGCCAGCCGAAGACTATATCCAGACTCCGTATGTTCACTACATCGGTACCCTGTTCGGTAACGTGAAAGTGTACGAAGTACCTGCTGGTATTTGTAAGAACTTAACGACAGAGAACATTCAGTTCAGCTCGATGGATGTGCTGTGCTACGTCCGTGATGAAAATCCAGGTAAAGCAGGCTTCGTGACTGGTGATGCTGTCCCGGCCATCCCGTTCCAGCATCCGACCACTCCGGCGCTGGTCAACCGTACCACGCTGTGGGGTTCGGCTATCAACGATATGCACCCACGCAACGGCGCTGATTACTTCACTCGTGTAACGCTGACAATGGCCAAAAAAGGCGGGCTTAACTTCATAAGCGGCGACACGATTGATGCCGGTGACTCTGAGTAATCAGGGGAAGTTCTCCGTTTAACATAGCGCCCCCGTGCGGGGCGCATAACAGGGAAAGTTATGTCTCAATATTCAATTCAACAGTCATTAGGTAATGCATCCGGCGTCGCGGTTAGCCCGATCAATGCCGATGCGACGTTATCTACCGGTGTTGCATTAAATAGCAGCTTGTGGGCTGGTATTGGCGTATTTGCGCGTGGCAAGCCGTTTACTGTTCTTGCGGTTACTGAGTCCAATTACGAAGATGTTCTCGGCGAACCGCTGAAGCCGTCTTCCGGCTCACAGTTCGAACCAATTCGCCATGTATACGAAGCTATTCAGCAAACGTCTGGTTATGTTGTCCGTGCTGTTCCGGATGATGCGAAGTTCCCGATTATTATGTTCGATGAATCAGGCGAACCGGCTTACAGTGCGTTGCCATACGGTTCTGAAATTGAACTTGATAGCGGCGAAGCCTTTGCTATCTACGTTGATGATGGTGATCCGTGTATTTCACCTACCCGTGAGTTAACCATCGAAACGGCAACAGCGGACAGCGCGGGTAATGAACGCTTCCTCTTAAAACTGACCCAGACGACTTCGCTCGGCGTGGTAACGACCCTGGAGACACACACTGTGTCTTTGGCGGAAGAAGCGAAAGATGACATGGGCCGCTTGTGTTATCTGCCTACGGCTCTGGAAGCCCGTTCTAAATATCTGCGCGCGGTTGTTAATGAAGAGCTGATTTCGACGGCGAAAGTAACAAATAAAAAATCGTTGGCGTTCACTGGTGGTACCAACGGTGATCAGTCGAAAATCTCAACCGCTGCGTACCTGCGTGCGGTGAAAGTGCTGAACAATGCGCCGTACATGTACACCGCTGTTCTTGGCCTGGGCTGCTATGACAATGCGGCTATCACCGCATTAGGTAAAATCTGTGCAGATCGCCTGATTGATGGCTTCTTTGATGTCAAACCGACATTAACGTACGCAGAAGCACTACCAGCTGTTGAGGATACCGGTTTACTTGGTACCGATTATGTAAGCTGTTCTGTCTATCACTACCCGTTCTCCTGCAAAGACAAATGGACCCAATCCCGTGTGGTCTTTGGTCTGTCTGGCGTGGCGTATGCGGCGAAAGCTCGTGGCGTCAAGAATAACTCTGATGTCGGCGGTTGGCATTACTCACCGGCTGGTGAAGAACGTGCCGTCATTGCTCGTGCGTCAATTCAACCGCTGTATCCGGAAGATACCCCGGACGAAGAAGCAATGGTCAAGGGCCGTCTCAATAAAGTATCTGTTGGCACCTCTGGCCAGATGATCATCGACGATGCTTTAACTTGTTGCACGCAGGATAACTATCTGCACTTCCAGCACGTCCCATCCCTGATGAATGCAATCAGCCGTTTCTTTGTCCAGTTAGCCCGACAGATGAAGCATAGCCCGGACGGTATTACTGCGGCTGGCCTGACTAAAGGGATGACCAAACTTTTAGATCGCTTTGTCGCCTCCGGCGCTCTGGTGGCTCCTCGTGATCCTGATGCTGACGGTACAGAACCGTATGTGCTGAAAGTTACGCAGGCGGAATTCGATAAATGGGAAGTAGTCTGGGCCTGCTGCCCGACTGGCGTAGCCCGTCGTATCCAGGGCGTACCGCTGCTTATTAAGTAAGGGAATACAATGAGCAAAAACTTTTTTCAATCCGGGGCATTTTTGGGGAATGGACTGTCTCGTTTCGCTTTGAACTCTGATCCTGTGCAGCTGATGGAGTCTGCCCGAGCAAGCGCCGAACCGCCAACAGATCCGGTTATTAATAATAATCCGGAACCGGCGGCACAGACTAACGATAACGTTCCATCTGCCCAGGCTCCTGAGCAAATCCTGGAAGGGAAAGACGGTAAAGAATGGACCGTCGAACAGGCGCACCAGATGATTCTGGAAGCTGCAAATCGAAGTGCTATGCAGAATGCGTTGAGTGATGCGGCCGACGCCGTTTTCGCCTGGGCTGATAGCGGTGATCTGACTTTCGACTCCCTTGATGGTTTCGTTCAGGCTATCGCTGGTATCTCTGATGACGACGACTCCGAAGTTACAGAAGAACAGGACGATGCCTATAACGAAGCATGGGCAAATGTTGCTGACTTCCTCGCAGCATGCGGTGTAGATGATGACCTGATCGAAGCACTGGCTGACGATGAAGACGACGACGCAGCCGCTGATGTTGGTGCCTCTATCGCTGGTTTAGATAGCGACGACCGTGACGAACTGGAAGCGGCGTTTGTTGTTGCTGGCACTTCTGATGAAATGCTGACTGAAGCATTTAAGAAGGTTGTTCGTAACGGTGAGATCAAACTCATCCGTAAACGCCTGCGTAAAAAACGTCTGACTGCGGCTCAAAAATCGGCGCTGAAAAAAGCGCGTCGAAAAGCCCAGACCGGCGCGGCAAAACTTGCCCGCAAAAAGTCAATGAAACTGCGCCGTAAGCGCCTTGGCTAAAGGAGGAGGCCGGAGAACTCCGGCCTTTAACTTGAATGGCACCTATACCTTATGGGGTTTACAGCCAGGCTGACGGTGTATCGCCATTTCTGAAAGTTACTTTAACGAACTCTCAGTACCAGGTTACCGGATATATCAGCCAGGGGGCAGCAATGAATATGGCCCAGAATTGGGAAGCGCCGTTTACCGGTATGTCCATGGGGTCTGTTGCTGGTGCTTTCAGTGGTTTTGCGCAGGTTGGTACTGAAACAACGTCGGTGGCCCGTTGGAACAGCTTAATGGTTTGGGAGGGGGGAACACCGCCGACTTTCACGCTGCCAGTAACTTTCATCGCTTTGTTTGACCCATTCACGGAGGTTTCAGGAGCTATCGCCGCATTGTCAGCGATGATTAGCCCGGAACTTAAAGATGCCAGTATTGGTGGTCGAATCCCGGAGCGTGTGACGCTAAACATTGGTCGCCGGATCAACATCATTGATGTCGCTATCCAGGACATAAGTTTCGATCTCGATGCGCCCAGGGACAGCAATGGGCATTTCCTGAAAAACACCGTCAACCTCCAGTTGACCGGTTCTTCGATATATAACAGCTCCGATATTGTTCGGGCGTTCCAGTAAAAGGATTTTATATGGGGCACAATAACACTAAGGGAAACCGTAAATTTATTAAGGGCCGCTATACTGCCAACGCGGCCAAAGGCGAACGACTGGTATCTTCTGAATTCCAGCTCACTTTTGCAGGCCATGAAGATATCAGCGTACTGGTTCGCACGTCGCAAATTCCTGAAATGACCCGCGAGGATGTGGAGGACTATGGTCCGAATGGTGTGAAGTTCAACCAGCACGGACCAATTCGAAACTCTGGGGAAATCCAGGTCCAGTGCGTGGAGACTATCGAAGGCGATATTCTTCAGTTCATCAAGGATCGCATTGCGGCGAAGGACTATGTTGATATCACGATGGCTGCTACCCCTGAATCCAAATCTTCCGGGGTTAACGCTGTAACAAAAGCTGCTACAACAATTGAAATGTTGGACTGCAAAATCTACAGTGATGCAATCGACTTTAGTACCGAAGATGTGACTGCCGCTGTGCGCCCGTCACTTCGTATCGTCTACAACTGGATTGAGTGGGATTAAGAGTCATCCCTTGTATTTTAAAGCTCCTTCGGGAGCTTTTTTATTTGGAGAGGAAAGGGTGCATTGAGGATACCTGACACACGAAGAGTGGCGAGGATCTCTCCCCGCCAGGTCTCTTACCTTTCAGATTCGTAGGCTGTGAAGACAGTGACCTCCGTCTGGCCGGTTCGGATTCGTACCTCGCAGAGGTCTTTCCTCGTTACCAGTGCCGTCACAATGACGGTTAAACAGATGACGATCAGAGCGATTAACATCGCTTTTTGCTGCTTCATAGCCTGCTTCTCCTTGACCTTTTGGTCGGTAAGAGGCTAATCTACGTATGCTAAGCATAGATATGGCCTCAGATTAATGTTAAGCGTCTTGCAGGACGCGTAATGTTATCTGGGGCTTTCTTCTATCTGCTTTTCGGGTAATGCCTGAAGCAGATAGCCTCAAGCACCCGCAACGATTGTATCAATGTCTGGCTTTTTTTCTATAGAAATCACTTGGAAGGGTGAATATCCACATCAGAAGAAATGTTGCAGCAAACATGATCCCTAATGGCCAGACCGCGCCAAAGAAAATCCATACTAAGATCTCCTCTGCTTGTTCTTTGCGGTCGATATCGACAAGCATTTTTCGGCTGAACATGTATACACAGAAGCCAATACAAACATATCCTGCAAAAGCGATCGCTAACTGTAAAAAATCAGATTGCATCTCCGACCTCAAACTGAAAACGCCAGGTGACTCCAGATTAGAGCAATCTATCACCCTCTGAATCCTGCCGGTATACCCCATTGTTCGTTATCTTTATTTTTGGCTAAAACCGCATTAAGAGCTTCGTTTACCGTCATGCAATGCGGCAGATTATCGAAGTTTGATACCCCGCCAATATCAGGAGAACGCTTGTTCTTCAGGTAAGCATATTTCCGCGCTGCCGCCTCTACCTTCTGCTTGAACTCATGTTTTTGAGCGCGTTTTTTGGATAACCGCAGATTGTCAGCCTTTGCTTTTGCCTCAGCGATCCATGAAGTCAATTTTTTGAGTCTGGTCGTTCCGGCACCGCCGGAAACTGATCTTTTTGTTTTTTTAACTTGTGACTTCTTATTCTTTATTGCCACGTCATCCTGACAGGGGGAGGGGGTATCATTTTGACATGGGGGTGTGGATAAAAAATTAAATAAAGCCAATGTCTTAGCGAGAACAGCTTTAACCTTGGTTGCCGCTGAAGAGATCTTTAATTTGCTTTCAATCAGCGCATTTTTGGCTTGTTGTGCGAAGGCCAAAAAGGATGGTGTAAACCGGTACAGGTTAGCGCGACGTTCACGGTGATCGCCGATAACAATCTCTACAGACAGAATTCCTTTGTTTACAGCTTCACGGAATGCACGAACGACGGTTGATTGGCTATAACCAGTTTCTGCCGCGATCAGGCGGTGAGGCTTGTGAATGAAGTATTCACTGGTTGTTGCCGCGAGATTTGCACATTGCGACAGGATATGCCCGGCGCTACGGGATAGACCGGAGTGTGTTACAAAGCAGGCCAATTCATAGCCAGAAAAAGTAAAATCGCTCATCGTTATACAGCTCAGGAAAGTGACTTTAGCCAGCATTACAATGCTGGTGGTTCTTACTACGTCTGTTAGCGCGTTGCCGCGACAGGTACCAGCACACCAGCATCAAGCAATCGCTTCATCAGCCACTGCTGACCTTTGCCGGTTATACGAGTCGTGAAAGAAATCCTGCTTCCATTGCTTGTATCGATCACGGTTTCTTTAAGGGTGAAATACCCACGGGATATGTATTCTTGTTTGGGGACGTTCCTGCGTTCACCGGTTGCGATCAGAATTCCGTTATCACGCAACCAGGTGAAGAGATAGTTTTGGCCCAGGCCGAGCACTTTGGCATAGTTGCCGATTAGAACCCCGCTGGCGGTAGCAACGCGTTCGGCGAATTCGACTTTAGGTGCATCCATCAGCATTTTTTGCTCCAGCCGTTGCTTTTGCTCTGCCAGGTCAGCAGCCAAACGGAGAGCTTCTGGGAGGCTCTTCGGAATAGCAGGTTGTAATCTTCCGGCTCGATAGTCGATAAATGTCTGGTTTACCTTCAGCCGAAACGCGGGAGAAATCCAGCCTGCGTACTCCACTGCGAGCAATTCATGGGCAAAAGTGCCGCCGCCACGGCCTTCGAACGAAACTATGCAATTCTGCATAGTTTCTTTTTCAAGCTCTTCGATGAGCTGTTTGGCTGACAGCGTTCTTAGCCATTGAGCTGGCGCTTTATGGGCACCGAGTCCGCTCGCTCTGTGTAGAGCATTAAGGTTGTAACGGCCAGCGCGGTCGGTCGTAATTTCAACACCACAAATAACAGGCAGAGTGGTTGAAGGATCGACATTTTGATGAAGGTTTGATATATTCATATCCGCATTGAATGTTTGTTGCATTTTTTCTCCAAATTTGCATCAACCTTCAATCACCAGCTCGAAATGGTGATTCTTTGCACTTAGAAAACGAAATTTATTAGAGCAAATTTTTCTAACTCGATCCAGATCGGGTTGGACGATCTGCTCAGAAACCTGCCAGTTTGCTGGCAGGTTTTTTTCTTTTGTTAACCTATTGCTACTGGTTTTAACAAACCAGCATCAAGTAGCTTGCGAGTTAACCACTGCTGGCCTTTACCCGTTAATTGGGGCGTCAGCCGTATCTGGTAGCCATTTTCATCATCCAGCACCACTTCTTTCACCGTGAAATACCCGGCGTTGATGTACTGTTGGCGCGGTACGTTTTTGCGCGCTCCAAAAGCCATGAGAATGCCATTCTGGCGCAACCATGAGAAAAGGGCGTTTTGCTTAAGTCCAACGACCTTTGCAAAGTTCCCGATCAGGATTCCATTAGCCACTGATACCCGGTCGGCAAAATCGACTTTAGGGGCAGCGGCCACCAGCTGTTGTTCCAGCTGCATTTTCTGTTCTGCTAACTCGGCAGCCAGGCGTAGAGCTTCTGGTAATGTTTGGGGGATCGATGGGGTAGGGGAGTTTGCCTGCTGCAATTCTTCCAGTTTGTCGATCAGCGAACGGCGGACGGCTTTTGATTCGCGTGCGGCGACTCGCAGGGCTTGTTTGTAGGTCATGGTTATGACAACCATAGGCGTACCGCCACCTGGCGGCACGGTTGCACTTTTTGTGTAACCGTCCTCACCTTCTAATTCGTCGAGTATTTTTTCGATGAATTTGTTGTTCCGAACCTCTGGTTCCCCACATAACTTACGCGCTTCATTGACCATCTTTAACAGTGTCAGGCTGTCGATTGTGTCTCCGGTGTTGGGGATGATATTCACGGCTGGTGCTGGCGTAGCTGACGTAACAGGTGCTGTTTTTTCAACATTCAAATTATTACCGGTCATTCTATGTGCCTCCTTTCTCATTTCTGCTGCCACTGTTGCGTAACGTAGACGTCCTTGTTCAATCAAATAATCCCTGATCTCGGCTATCAGTAGCTTGTTGATCACAGCCTTATCTGTTCGGGTATAAAAACGTCTGGTTATCATGAAATAGTTGGCAATTGCGCCGGGGATCTCCCGTGTCGGCATACAGGCAGTATGCAGGGCGATCGCTTCGGCTATGTCATTACGGGTGACGAGAGGTTTTTTCATAAACCCCCCTGAACGTCGGCAGAGAAGGGGAGGCTCCAGTAACTAAGTGGATTGCGCGAGTTAGTTGAAAAACGGGCAGTAAAAATGCAGGGGCCGTCAGGCAATTGAGAGCGTGCTTCGTCTTCTGTTGCTGCGATAACGAAGTGATAGTGGTGTTTTTTACAGGAATAGAAACGCCAGATGAATTCTTGGCGTGCGCAAGGATTGGCATTAACCATAGTTACGGCCTCACAATCAGGTTTAACAACCTGCTACCCGCTGTCAAACAGGTGGCAGGACGTGACAGGGTTGACAGACTGGCGATTGTGAAACCAGCAGGCCGAAGCCTCCCCATCACGCCCCACCATAATTTGGGCGTAACGCGGTTTAACGGACACAAAAATACCGCAATATCGGAAATCTGCGGTTGTCCGCACAATCATTCAGGCTGTCAAACCTGGTCGCAGAATTTGCTACGACGGCGGAACTATAAGCCTGAACGATTAAAAGGTCAATATGATGCGAAAAGATAGCATTCGTGACTTAAAAATACAAATTTATTAGAGCATTGTTTGTTTAATAAATGCACAATTGGATCTAATAACCTCTTTTTTTTAAAGGCGAAAATATGTACCCTAAATGAGTTATAAGGCAGGTGAGGTTATAATGAGAAAACTATTACTACCGTTATTATTTATGGCTGGGACTGTTAATGCAGCATCAAGCGTAAAGGAGATTTGTACCGATTATACGAAATACCTTGGGCACGTTTACGGATTTGCTGTCAGTGAAGACGAATCCATGCGCAAGAAGTTACTGTCAGATATGAAGCGCCTTAAACTTTCTGAAGCGATGGTGCAGCAGGAACTGTATAAAGTCTCAACCAACGCAAATGCTAAATACCAATATTCTCGCCTATTAAACCCCGATGCAAATGAGATCAATCGAAGCACTTTCGATTATATGGTAAAGGCATGCGAAACAGCTCCTGATTTTGCTATCCCTAGCTGGGGTGTGCTGGTGGCGAGCAATGCCGTTAATAAAGAAGATGTTGGAAGAAATGGCATTGACTCAATCAGAAATGCCCCAGGAATGCGCCATCAAAACGTGCAGGGTACGCTTGAAGAACGAGCCAGGGGGCCGGGTGTAGCTCCATAATTTAATGAATAATATTAAATTCTCTGGGCATAGTGGATCTAACAATATGGACTATGCCTATAATATCTAAAACAAAAAGGATAAAAATATGAAATTATATAAGTCATTGTATAGCTTTTTATTAATGTCCTCTTTTCTGCCATTATCAGCAATGGCAGGTTCTACCGTTTGGACGGTAGGAGGTGAGCAAGGGTGGAGAGAAATCTCTGCAACCAATGACGATGGTTATACAATTAACTTTTCTTGTGATGCTGGAGCAAGGGAAGGTTCCGAAGATCATATAGCTGGAAGAAATTTGTATGTAAGTGGAGGGAAAGAGAATGCTGATTTTTCTACACGCGACACAATTTCTCGTAAAGCTGATGTAATTACCTTAATTGTTGGTTCGGATAGCTTTAATATTGGTACGCAAAACACTGCTCCAAATCGTAGGGAATGGTATTCTTTTTGGAAGTCAGCGTCAGCCACAAAAGAAAAAAACATGGATGTATATATCGGATCGCGTAGAATTACATCATTCTCTCTTGATGGAATTTCAAGTATTTACAAGGAAGCTAAAAATGATGGATGTTTAAAGCAAGATGACGGTGAATAAAGTGAAGGATATTAAAAAACTTGCACTTGGCTCAGTAAGCGATCTCTATAATAGAGATTCAAATATTACCTGGCGTGATAATTTAAGTAAAATCAAAATGCCAGGATATACATCGGCAAGTGATTTATTAAAATCAGAATATGCTTCTAATAATTTGGTTAGACAGTTGGCAGAACTGCAAAAAAACGCAATCATTCCATCGTATAGAGAACATATGGCAAACTTGCAAGAACAGTTAAGAATAGGGCGGCTAGCTCAAGAACAAATAGCAAGATTGAATTTGCAATCGTTACTTAGTGATTCTGTTAAAAAACAGCTTGCGAACATGACGAGCTTGAGAAGAATAAATAGCAAGCATCGTGAATTTCTTGAAATTCTACAGAAACAGGCCAAGGTTTATCCCCCGCATGATGCAAATAAATACATTCAAATGCTAAGGAAGCAGGCAGAAATTGCTATGCCGTTACGAAACCAGTTCGAGATGCTTAATAAGCAAGCTGGTTTAAATAACATGCAAGCAATACTTAATGAATTGCGACAAAATGTAAGTCATAAGATAGATTTAAACAATGAAATAAAAGAATCATTAAAACAATATACCCTAGCGCAAAAGGCTTCATTACATCAAATAATGGAGCAAAGTCTTTCATCAATTGCACAGGCTTATGTCGAAGGTGCTATTGAAACATCTCACAACGAAAGTGATGTTCAAGACAAAGGATTAAATAAATCCAGTTCGACGTTCATTGATTCATTTAAGTCGCTCCCTCACCCGCTTCAGTTTATTATTATGTGGCTTTTAACAGAAGTGGTGCTTGGCGCTATTGCTGATTATGCAAAAGAACAAATCTTATCGCAAATACACAAGACAGAATCATATTCTGTATCCCTATATGAGGATGCACCAATATCAAAACAAAAATTAATTAAAGAAAACACAGAAATTAAGTGGGAAGATCTCAATGGTTTTAGGTTTATAACTGGTGATAACGTAAGATTACATGTCAGTCCTTCTTTAAATAGTGAAGTGATTGAATGCATTGGCAAAAACACAATTGTTGCTATTTTAGATAAGAAAGATCGTCAATGGCTTTACGTGCAGGTTAAATCAGGGGATGAGTTTATTACTGGTTGGATTACACGAACATACACAAAGCCTCTTAAGGCTTGAATTTTATCTCCGCATCTTCGGATTGGGTGTTGATGACGATGTGCTACTTGAAGCACTTGAGTTGTTTTAACGTAGTATCTGAAATGTGTAGACTGACCGGTAACAAATGACAACTCGTAGAATCGGTTAACACACCAGATTCTACGAGGTTTCAATGACACCACGACAATTACTCGAAGACGTCAAATCCCGCTTCACACCTTTGATTGCGGATGAACCTGCTTTACTGGAATCCCTGCTAAGAAAAGCATTGGGAACCTACCAGGATAGGGCGGGGCACATCAAGCGGATACGCTTCACTGATCAGACCTGTAAATCACTTGCTTGCCCAGCTGATTTTCTTGCGCTCGTATCGGTTACAGATCACACCGGCGATCTTGTCTACTCCGATGTTTACGATGGGAATATCGAGCTTGAAGATACTCATCGAGCGGTATATCCGCTGAATGTGTCATATCTGGCTAATTTACGTGATATGGATCTGGATAATGGGGAAGTGCCACCTGAAATCATTGGGTTACTTTCTGACTATCTGGAAGTGTTAATCGCGATACCTAACACTGATCGCCTGCGAAGAATATCTATCGCGGGGAAACTCGATGCCAGCAATTTATCCGACGAGAACACGCTGTATCAGCGAAAGCTGGATCTGGAAGAGAAAATGAGCGCAACAAGGGCAATTATCCCGGGAATTGTTCTTTTCTCATCCATGTTGAAGTGAGGTCGTTGATATGGGACTTAATGTTGCATCAGTAAAGTCTTATATATCTTCGGCATTAACGACGACATTATTTGGCTCCGGCGTTGGTGAGCGGGAAGTTGGTAAGCTGACGTCAATCATCATGAACAAAATGCTGTTCGCGCAAGGATGGCAGTTCTCTGTCGAAGTTGATGGGCTGGAGGGGGCAGACTTCTTTGCCAAAGACATTACCTACCACGATTACAGCATCGAATATGAAACGATTAAAATCGGCGGAGGGAATATCCTTCAGCCAACGGAGCGTTCGCCTGGGCAGATAACAATGATGGTCAGGGATACCGGTGATGGCCTCGTTTTGGACTGGTTTAAGACGGCAAAAAGTCGGGTGATCAATCCTGACGGCACCGTGAACATACCGTCTAAATATTTGCTCAATGTGCGTATTTATCGGTTGCTGTCTTCCGGTTTAACCAAACTGGAAAATGAGATGACGGTATTCCCGGTTACTACCGGCGATGTCACCTATGCGCGGGATCAGGTCACGGAATTTAAGTCATTCCCAATGACCTTCGCATTGCACAGCACGTTTAACCAATCCTCAAGTTCTTTGGCTTCCCTTCTGGGCTTTAGTTTTTCTCTTTGAATTAAGGAGCAAGGATGCTTTTACCCCTTTTCCCGCTACCATCGCGGCCAACTGAATTGATCCAGTTCCGTCAGCCAAATATTGCTGATGCGATGCGTTTCAACTCGATAACACCGGAGGAACAAGAACAACAGACAACGGCATATTTAAAAGCCTTGCTGGCTGAACCCGCGAAACATGATCCCCTGACATGGACGGCGCAGGACCGGATTACCGCGTTATGGTGGATATTTACCGGCTCCCGTGAAACACCGGTCGAGACATTCACCTACACCTGTAAACATTGCGGTAAAGAGCATTATTACGATTGCGATATGAATGCTCTGGCTGAAGATATCCAGGTCCTGGAAGTGGAACCTTTCATTGACGATATTGAGGTGTCTGTAGAGGGAGTGCCTTATCAATGGCGTATCGTGCCGCTTGATGGTTGGGCAATGGAAATGCTGGAGATGCGCCGTGCAGCATTGCCACCTGAAGACGACGCGGAATTCAAAGAAGCGATCGTTGATTTGCGTTTTTGGGAATTCGCTTATCAGTGTGAGCTTTATAACGATGTTAGCGGTACTCGTGAAGATCAGGCTGAGCGTCGTTATGAAACGATTAAACGGATGGCCATTGATACTGAATTTATGAAGCTGGCGGCACACATCCGACTGGCTCATGAAAAGCTCGAACATGGTTTACCGTGCTACATCGATAAAGGTGAAATGCGTCTTCGTCTCCCGCCGCATAAATGCCCAAACCAGGATAAAAAGGAGTCCACAGAGGGTGCGTATACCCGTCTGTGGGTGCCCTTTCGGGCTACCGACTTCATTCCACAGGTGGGGATTGAAAAGCTATCAGACCTTAGTGTCCAACCTGGTTTTGTATGGGGGTATACCGATTCAGGACGCTGAAAGGCTCACTGAATCCTATGCGTTTTTCCTGTTGGAGAAACTGGAAGAAAAACTTAAACCGAAACGGTAGGCGATAAGATCATGGAAAGAAAAAACGCCAACATTGACGATGTTATAAGGACAGTTGAAACCGCCAGCGCAAAAGAGCTGGAAGAGCTTGCTGGTATCCGGGAAGCTGTTGAAGATTTGAAAGGTGGGCGAGTTGCTACTGTTGATCCTGTCTCTCGCAGCGTGTCGGCATTAAATCACACAATCGAAAATTCCCGGCCTGACTTTGTGGCCAAAGCGCCATCAGTAGACCCTATTGTTGACGCAATGAAACGGCTTAATTTAGGGGACGTTTCTCGTGTAGTTCAGGAAGATGTTGCTCAACAGGAACAGCGGGCCAAATCAACCACACCAAATGGTAAAAAACGACGCAGGAAGGCTATACCAGAGGATGTAAAGGCGCAACGGACCGAAGCAGCCGAACACGCTCGCGAAATGTTCGGTCAAAAAGGCGGTGCGCAAAAAAGCCAAAACCAACGCGATGCGCGTGGTCGTTTTATTGGAAAGTCAGGGAGTAAGGCCGCAGCGGAAGATGCCCGTGCTGAACGAGCAGAAAAGGCCAGGCGAAAAGAGGATGATGAGCGTCTAAATGCTGAATCAGGTTTATTAAAAAAACTGTCAAAAGTAGCTGAAGGCATAGGTAACCCTTCAGAGACTCGTGCCGTCGATGCGTTAGGTTATGCCGTTGCTGGTCCATTGTGGGCCGCAGGGAAGGAGCTTGGCGGGATATCAAAAGAAGTTGGTGGATCGCTTAATGGTGCCAGAAAGTCTATTGCCGATGTGATTCGTGGCAATGACGATAACAGCCGTAGAAAAGGTTTTTTTAGGCGTAAATCGCAAAATAGTGCCGATGTCGTTCAGGTTAACACCCAAAAACGGACGGTTCAGGAACTTCAGGATCAGACCAGCGAAATTAAAGAGGGCAATGACAAGATTCTCAGCGCCCTTGATCAGATAGCCAAAAACACCGGAAAAAAGAAGGGCGGCTTGCTGTCCAAATTATTTAGCCTGTTAGGGAAGGGGGCCGGTGGCGTCGCGTCGTTGTTAATGGGGCGTGGCATGCTGAAAAAAGCTGGAGCACTCGCTTTTGGCGCTCTGGGGGCAAAGAAACTTGTAGGAATGCTACGCGGTGGTGGCAAGAAGACTCTCGCCCATGAAGGCGGAGATTTGGCTGCCCGGGCAGCAGGTAAACTTGGATTAAAGGCAGTTGGTAAAGGGGCGTTACGCGCAATTCCCCTAGTCGGCACAGTGGCTGGAGGTATTTATGATGCGGTAACCGGTTGGAATGATACAGAAGCGCAACGTCGAGCGTTTGGGCTTAAATCAGGACAAGATCCATCATTCCAGCAAAAAGCCGCTTATACGTTAGCTAATGTTCTTGATATGGGGGGACTGGTATCTGGTATTAGCAGCGCCATTGGTGAGGTTCTCAAATCACTTGGATTTGAGGATATCGGCAATATGTTGCAATCATTTTCGACGGAAAGTATTGCCCTGGCCATTGATAGTGGGATTACCAACTTAGAAACATATATTTCTAACCTTGGCGACACCATTTCTACCAAGTTCGATGATTACACAGCAAAGATTGGTGATGCTGTTTCAGCATGGTTTAGCGATACATCTAATAAGCTGCTTGAAAAGCTGGATGCCATCAAAGACTTCTTTACTGTCGATAACCTGAAACAGGTTTTCAGTGATGCAATTGATAGTGCAATTGATTTCATTAAGAACCCAGGGAAACACATTAAAGAGGCGGCTGGTAATATTTGGGATGGGGTTAAAAATTTACCAGGTAAAGCATTAGATGCAGCGGTTGATGCCGTTAAAAATACCCCTGCGGCAATGATTGTATCAAAAATACCCAATCCGATCGGCGAGGCTAATGCGAAAGAAATCACTCCAGAGTTAAAAGCTCCGGTTAATAGCCACCAGGGGACATCTGATTCTAAAACTGAATCCGATGCCAAACAGACTAATATTGCTGCCCGCGTGATAAATGCGGCTCTGGATATGGCGAAAGATAGCAATAAAACAGTTAAAGAAACTGCTAATCAGATTATCAATGCAAATGCCGTAGAAACAGGAAATAAAGCAGCACAAACAATTGATGCTGCCTTGGGGCAGTCTGCTACAGGTAAGGAGGAAGCATTAAGTGCATATGAGATAGATAAACGTCGATTTAACAATGGCAAGGATGTTTCTTTGCCAAAATTAAATGCTGCCGGATACCAATGGATTTCTGACAATGCCGATTATTTTGATGAGCTTGAACGTAAGTATGGGCTTGAAAAAGGGATTCTGTCAGCAGTTGCATCCGCAGAGTCTAGTGCAGGCCAGAGAACTGGAAATCCAGTAGACAAAAACGGGAACAAACTTTCATCTGCCCTTGGGGCTTTTCAGATCACTAAAGGTACAAGGGAGGATCTTGGACTCAGCGATGCTGATGCCATGGATACACGAAAAGCAGCTGATGGTGCCGCCAGATACCTAAGTATGCTGATGAACCGTTATAACGGTGATCAGGGTCGTGCAATAGCTGCCTATCATGCTGGTATGGGGCATGTTGATAAGGGGAGAGTAGTCGCAGGTACCGGCGAATATGTTACTCGTGTCAGAGGGTATCAGCAGATGCTCAATAATGGTGCCGTTTATGGCTCTAAGGTAGATCATAGCGCACCAGCAATTTACGAAAAGATACCTGATAACGCCGTTATCGATCAGTCTACTGGCCTGGCGTTTACCCCTGGTGATAGCCCGTTTGAGAAAGGCGGTCTGGTAGACAAAATCGGCAATGCTGTTGGCGTTAACGATCTGGTCAACAAATTCATGAATGGCCGGGGTATGCGTCGGGAAGTCGTTCAGGGAACGCTCGAAGAACGTGCACGAGGGAAGGGGACCGCAACAGCAGCTGGCAATGTGTATGTTGATACTCCGATGCCAGTTGAAGAGGCGCGTCCGGTGGCCAGCAACTCAAGTTACTTTGACCAACTCGGCGCACAAATGGGGATTGATGGACTATTCGATAAACTCCGCAACTCGCCGGGGATGCGGAAAAATAATGCGCCTGAACCAGCCTCCACGTCCCAGGTGACGACTGCCGCCAACGATTTGCAGCAACCAACCGGTCGTATGCAGATAGACGGGCAGGTTATTAGTGACCTTGGCGGTTCCGGTGCCAAGCCGACAATGCAGTTGGCTGATAATACCGTTTCACTTGATGGTGAAACGAAGCGGCTGTTTGCGCAGATGACCTCATTGCTTGCCAGGATTGAAGAGCACACCAAAGACTCGGCGAAAGGCCAGGGAACTGTCGTAAAGGTCAGCACGCCTCAGCCGGGCGTTATGCGCACGGTACCACTGTCAATTGATGATCCGTTGATGAATGACTACGCGAGAGTTGATTGATGGCCAACAATAATGAAATTGATCCTTTGCTGACGCTGGAGTTATCCGGCGTAAAAACGTATGAGTCCCAGGAGGAGGCCTGGGGCGCTCGTTTATATGAGTGGCTAAACACTTATCAGGGTGAGGTATACGGAGATCCGTCATGGGGCAATGTTTTACCGCAGTTTAAACACGAACCGACCAACTTGTCGCATGTTCAAATTGCGGTTGAGGCAATGCTGTTGCAAAAACTGACGGTAGATTTACCTGACATACCGATTTCTGGCTTGTCAGTAGCCGAGGGAGATGCTTTTGATAAGTTGAAAATATCCATTCGTATCAGGGATATAACTATCACACAGGACGTGGTGCTATGAGTAAAACAATACCGACTAAAGACAGTATTCGTGCAGAGTTTGAAGAGCTTGTCGAGAAAGATTCATTCTGGTCGAAGTTTGTCGGCTCTCAATTTGTCTCGATGCTGACATTGTTTATTACCCAGATTGTCTACAGGTGCTTTCAGTATGCCGATGCGGCGCTGGCTGAAGGCTTTATATCGACCGCGACGCGGCGTTCCTCTATCCTGGCAGCGGCAGAAACGAATAGTTACGTTGGTACCAAGCCAACACCGTCATCCGGGATGGTTGAGATCACAGCCACAAGTGAAGATGCCCCAGCGGTAATCCCCAAAAACATGCCTTTAATATCTGACGACCAGTATCCTTACATGACTATGGATGTATGCAGGTTGGTTGACGGCACCGGTACGGTAGAAGTGGCACAGTTGGAAATCCAGGAGGTGACATATACCGTTACGGCAGCCAAAGAATTTCTGGAAGTCGTGTTATCAAAGGCTCTCACTGCTGTCTGCTATAAGCTGGAAGTATTCGTGACGACCGATGGTAAGACCACGCAGTGGTCTTCCAGCACTATGTTCCGGTTAGCCGGTAGTAAAAGCCAGGTCTACGTTGAGTTTTATAAACCATCCGAGCAGTTGGGGGTTCGATTCGGTGATGGGCTAATTGGGCAAATACCGCCAGAAGGCTCGACCATTACGCTTAAGGTATGGTGCACCAACGGCGATATAACCCTGGTTGCTGGCCAAAACCTGACGCCTGTCGATTCTGCGGCTAATTTAGCTAATTTGATTTCAGTTAAGACAACGACACCTATAACCGCAGGTACCGATGCCGAAACAACGGAGATCACACGTAACCGTGCACAATATTACCTTGCCTATGATGATCAGGTCGTATGGGGCGGGGACTATACGTATTTTCTGGTGCGTAACATCCCGGGACTGTCCTGGGTAAAGGCATGGGGCGAAGGCCAGCAAGAGAAATTAGATGGTGCTTATAATGTTCGGAATATCAATAAGATATTTATTTCAGGATGGCATCCAAACAAAAGCCAGTCAGAGCTTGAAGAAATGATCCTGGCTGCCTTTAAGAAGGTGCCGAATGAGTTGAACAAGAAATTCTCGTATAAAGAGGTCAGAAAACTCCCCTTTAAGATCACCATCACTGGGCGGATATCGGCAAGCCTGACCATTGAGAACGTGACTGATGAGCTGAAGTCGGCACTGGAAACAAAATTTGGGCGTGACTCAACTTTCTTTGATCCGAACCGTGTCGGCAAGTACATCCTAATCAAGAAAAAAGACGTTTGGGCATTTATCGAAACGCTGGGTTATTTCCGCGACTTTTATCTGGAATTTGTCGAGTGGAATGAGTCCAACGGCTTTTACGATTTCGTTTATCTGGATACAGAAAACTCCACCTTTAATATTTCGTATGAGGAGGAGTGATGCAGCGTTCCTGGTTTAATAACCGGCTTACATCAGCTAAGCAAAAGTCATTACTTTATAAATCATTGGCTGATTTGGTTCAGTCAATGATGGACACCTTTGTTGACCCATGGTTGGAGCGAATTACCAACCGGAAGTCTATTTTCTCCATGAGCAAGGAGGATCTGGAGACTAGGACAAATGAACTTGGCCAGTTTTTTACTATCAGAACGTCGAATTCATCTTCCGTTCCGATGTTGTTACAACAGCGGTTTGATGAGATCCATTTTAAGGGTACTGAACGCCCTATAAACCAGACAATTTATCGCGAATTTAACGGTATATCGGTTTTATGGGATCCCATATATGCTCCGGTGGACTTTGAACGTCATCCCTATGGCACGGTCCTGATTCCAGAAAGCACACTGGAAACCACCGGCGGCACATTCGGCGAGATGTTTCTGACTTCCAGAGGAATGATCAGTATTCCCATAAACGACCTGGCCCGGACAATGGGTATTACTGGAACGATAGATCAGTCCGCAATTACAGAAGAAATTCTCAGAAAGTTTAATCAGTTCGTAAAGCCTCTACTGCCACTGCATATAGTGTTTGATGGGCTTACGCTCTATTTGTCGGTTGTTGTAAATGAACAGGCCGACATGATCACTTTGAATGAGATTTCTGATACCGAAAAAGCATTCTGCTGGTTTGAAACTTCGGATACAACTTCGCTTACTGAAGTTACGTCGATTAACGCCCCGATCACTGCAACGCCGGGCGGCACTATTGTGAAAGCAACGCCTACGTTTGATCGCACCCGCGCAGATGATTTGCTGTTGGATAGCGATGCGTGACAATCACCCCGTCCGCAGGGCGGGGTGACAAGTTACTTATCTTACAATGAGGCTTCACAACATTGATTAGGGAAAATCATGTCTGACGTCTCAACAAACCTCTATAAGAGTCAGTTGTTGGACTATTACTATCAGCGGCGCGCTGAATCGTCCATTAACAAAGGCTCTCGATTTTTAATCAGCAAGGCCGTTTTCGGTACCAGTTCACTGGTTACTAAGAAAGGAGATGGCACTTATGAGATTGGAGAACTGCCAAAGGCTTTCGATCTGGCAGAACTGACCAGTCAATTTTGCACCATCAACCTCGTCCCAACCTACTCAGGCGGGATAATTACTGTCCGAATGGACCTTGATCAAAGTCAGTTGCAGGAAGGGAAAAACTACCCATTCAACACTCTGGTTGTTCTGGATAACGAGAATAAGCCAATCGCCATTATTTGTGTCCAGGAAGACTCGCTGTATGTGGGCAAAACATATACCGCAGTTATGGCCATAAACTCGACTACAGCATAAGGATATGCTTGATGAATGACGTTACAGTTGTTACATCGGTTACTTACCCATCACCCGAGTCGTTGGCTCTGGTGGCTGATGTGCAATACCACGAACCATATCTGTCAGCCGCTCTAAACCGAAAATTCAGGGGAATTGTTGACCCGGGATTTTATGCTGGTTTCTTGCCTAAGCCTGGCGGTGGGATGAACCTGTTAATCACCTCAGTGGATGGAGATAAAACCGCTGGCGCGGCGTCAGTGGATATTGGTGAATTCTACCAGGTAACTATTCAGCATCGTAAGGATATCTCTCTTGCACTTAACGCAGGCAAGAAATATGCAATTGTGCTGAAGGGAAGATACCTTCTTGGAGAAGATACCTATCAGGTTAATACCGCGTCACATATTCATGCAGCTGAATTTGTTGCCAGAACCTATACCGATTCATATCAGTTAGGTGATGGGGAACTGCTGGTTTGTACGGTGAATATCCCTGCTGGCGTATCTACCATTACTCAAGAGATGATTGATACATCCGAGCGTATCAACCGCACGATCGGCATTGATATTTCAGACTCTGTAACCAGTACCAGAAGTGATGTTGCTGCGAGTTCGCTGGCAGTTAAAAAAGCCTACGATCTGGCGAAAAGCAAGTATACGGCGCAGGATGCAAGCACAACGCAAAAGGGATTAGTTCAGCTCAGTAGTGCCACTAACAGTACGTCCGAAGTGCTGGCCGCCACACCGAAAGCTGTCAAGGCTGCATATGATTTGGCTAACGGGAAGTATACAGCCCAGGATG